TTTGTATCTATCTGTAGATCTTTAATTCTTGTTTTTTCTAGTTTTATTTCTGTGGGAGCTTTAATATACAAAGCATCAGCAGAAAAAACAGGTAAACTAAAGCAGATAAGTGCCAAAAAACTATATAAATATTTCATTATGTCTTTCTCCAATCAGGAAAATGGTGTTCGAGTATATCTTTTGCAAATTGAGCAGTTCTAATTAAATGCGCTTTTCGAGGTTCTGGAAAGTTTTCTGCTTTAACCTTTTCTACCCAAGAATCTAATTTACGCATAGCATTAGGTATATCATTGAATTTAAATTCCGCAGAGTAATCTTCAACTCCAGCATCTAAGGCACTAGACAATATATTTTTAAGAAAATCTGGGCCAGATGTAATTTTAAATCTTGATCCTGTATTTTTTGTAGTTATATCAGGAGAATTTAATTGCCTGTGAGCTTCAAAAAACCTATGTACTCTAGACAATCCTTCAGGATGTTCTTTCATATAATCTCTAATCATATTGCTAGAAACTATAGGTAAAATAGAGATAGGGTTTTCAAAATGATTCTTGACTAAATTAGAGGTTATAGAAGGTACTTGCTTAGGAGTAAAACTTTTACCTGATTTACTGTAAGGAAATTCAAATCTATCCCAATGACCATATGTAGGGTCTGGTACATTATCATCGTGCAGATAAATTCTTCCTTTAGCAAATCTTTTATACTGTTCTGGAACATCTTTTAGATGTTGAAACATTATTTCTAATTGAGTGTTTTCTCCCTCAACAGGATCATTACTCGATGCTCTTATGTGATGTAAAGGTTTATCTGCCACTTGGCTATATGGATGATGAGTGATTGTTATATCAGGCACGTTTTCGTGCCTGACTTCTGTTTTATCATCATTATATGTAAATGGATTCATAGTTTATTCTCTATAAATTCAGGTTTTGTTATCACATACCACTTTGGCTTTAATTTATCTTTTCCTGAATAATCTTCTTCTTTTATTCCAAACAATTTTAAAGCTTCAAACAATCTGCTGTTCCAAGACTTGTCTACTTTTAAATAATCAAGTTCTAATATGTCTGCTAGTCCACTGCATGTTATAAACATAGAATCTTTTATGCCAATTGCTATGTTTACGTCTTCGTCTCCATCATAAAAAATAACCTCTACACCTATTTTCTTTTTTAGGTTATCTTTTTCTTTCCAGAATTCTTTTTCACTTAGGGGTCTTGTGCATAGAGTTTCTAGGTGTTCTTCTAACCAAAGGTCATAAGAGTATCCCAGAGTTTTATTGAGTTCCTTGTTTTCAAACACTAGACCATAAAATATATTAGCAACACTTTTAATAGCTGTCATCTGAGTACCTCTTTTATGTACATTAATAAATCTCTCTGTTGTTCAGAGTCTCCAGCAGTTAGAGATTTTATGTTGTACGACTTTTTCATATAACTAGAATAGAAAGTACTTACCTCAGCGAATATCTTATATTGTAATTCATTACTCTCTTGTTTTGTTTGATATCTACCGTTTGTATCATACGGAAAAGTTGTATTTTGCCTTAACATAATGTTTATGCTAGGAAATATTTTTTCGTGTTCTAAAACAATAGATTCTAATCCTCTGTGTCCTAGGTGTTTATAGTTTTTAGCATAAAACAAGCCTAGAACAACAGGACTATCCGTGATTACTGCTTTCACTTTAGCTTTAGTCAATAACATATATTCTTTTTGTAAGTGTTGCACTACAGCGTCAATGTTCATATATCCTTCTATGGGAATATTTTGATAAGCATAATCTTTTACTATTTCTAAGGATAACTCACAAGATATGTGATTTTCTTTTAGATAAGAGAAAATGTCGGCTGCTAACTTTGATTTGCCAGAACCTGGACAGCCGTATATATTGATTCTCATTGCAAAGATCTCCTATTATTTAAACTGACATTGTCTACAAAACTACTTGGTTCATTGTTTAGATTATTCTGTTCATATGTTACTTTAAAATCTTTAGGTAAAAGGCCAGAGAGCATTTTTAAATATAGAGTATCTTCTATTGTACCTCTGGTACGTTCTACTATCTTCTTTAGTATATCAAAATTACCTTTACCTGTCAATTGTAAAATACCAGAATTATCCTTACTAGGCTTTGAAAAACTTAAAGAGCCTATATATTTATTTTTGTATTTTATATGAGCTGTTAACGGTCTTGTGTTTATAGATAGTCTGAGTTTCCTAGTTCCTCCGGATTTAACATCTCTTCGGTTTTTATATGTTTCCGGGAAAAACTCGCCTACAGTTATATCTCTACCTTTTTGCAGCATTTTTTGGACATGTGTTAGCTTATCTCTAAAACTTTGTAGTAATGCTTGCCTTTTACTTTCCTCGTAGTGAGGAGCAACTTTTTCACTTATTATTTTATATATTTTAGATCTAGATTTAGATATTTGCTGCAATAGATCTCTTGGTATTACAGTATCTGGATGTTTTCTCCAGTATTCTGTTACTATAGGACACGGTCTAGGTTCTCTTAGGGCAGGTATTTTATCTTCATGTTCATTATGTAACATAGAAATACCGTAATCAATAGGTACTACTTTATTATCAGGAGTAACCATCATATTACCCAAATGACTATCTCTATGTTCTATTAACCAATTAAAAAGTGCTGCTTGGTGTAAAGATCTTTGATCCAAATTTTTAAAAAGCTCATTGACAGATTGTCCTACGTCTTGTGTTTCCTTGTATTTATCTATTACTTCTGCTATAGGACGCCCTTCTACGAAGCTAGATTCTAAAAATGTTTGATTTTTTAAGTGATTAGGATCAGATACTTCCTTTTTTATTTTTATAGAAGGATAACCTTCAAATCTTAACAATCTTGCTATATCTGATGCTGCCGCTTCTCTTCTTCCGAACAATTTTATAGATTTCCCGTATTCTGGTACAGAAGGTACATCTGTCCCTGACATAAGCTTTCGTAGCATCTTTACTTTAACTTCAGGAGTTCTTTTAGATTTTACTTTATATCCTGCGGATACCTTGGATTTTCCAGGTTCCGGCTGATTAGGTAAAGAATGTTCTCCGAAGTCTAAAACATATGGAGATATTTCTAAATCTATATTATGAGCATGAGAAGGTGTAGATTCAGCAGTAGGTGGAGAAGGAGGAGCTAAATTAGTTAATCCTTGATCTACAATAGGAGATCTATTAGATCCAACTTTATTTGCTAAGTTTGTTTTGTCTAGATCAATCATGTTCCATATTTCTCTACGAAGTCTTTTAGGGGGATCTTTTTTATAAGGTCTATTATTTCTTGCACTATAACAGCCTTTTTATTCTTTCTACGCAAACTTATAGCTAAGGATATAATTCCTGCTACGAAAGGAGTAGCAAAAGAGGTTCCACTCATGCAAGCATAAGAGTTATTTAGATATGTAGATGTTATATACACTCCTGGGGCGTATACATCTACTTTATGTCCTTTTGAACAAAACTCTGCTACTTGGTCATTCTCGTCTACTGCTCCAACAGATATTACTTCATCATATCTAGCCGGATAGTTTACAGAGTCTTCTACTTTGTCATTTCCTGCCGCAGCTACCAATACTATATTTTTTTCGTATGCTTTACGTATTATTTGTTTTATTTCTGGAACGTCTTGTCTTGCTCCAAAACTTATAGATATAATATCTACGTTGTTTTCTATTGCGTGTTCTATTCCTTTTATTATGTGAGAAGGATTTCCTGCTCCACTGGCTTTTAGAACTTTGCAAAAAACAACAGATGTTTTAGGAGCTACTCCTACTATTCCAAATTCATTATTATTAGCGGCGACTATTCCTGTGCAAAATATACCATGTCCTACCATATCCTCGTCTGTAGAGTCTTTATTGATAAAGCTTTTATTGTCTAATATCCTATTTGAAGTATCTATGTGTATCGGAGAACCAGAATCTAATATAGCAACACGAACACCTTCTCCCTGGGTTTTATCCCAAAGAGAAGGTATTTTGTGTTTTAGAAGTCCCCAATCAACTACTTGAGAGGCAGATAGAAATACCGCTTCCAACTGAGGTTTGGGTATTCTAAATTCCATTTGTTCACTTTCTTAGTAACAGAGAGGCCAAGTCCAACAGTTTTAGAAGGACAGGAATTACCCATACAGGTAGAGTGGCGTCTGCACTAGCTTTGAATCCTTTTAGATCTTCTAGTTTTTCTACTAGTTCAGAATCAGTTAGTGTGCCCTGTGCTATGAAAGCGTCTAAGGTAGCAGGATCTGGAAGTAAGTCTAAGACGAAGTTATAAACTCCACCAATAGCCTTTAATAGTCCTTTTACACTGCCTTCACCTTTGGTCAAGTAAGTTACAATGTAGTTAATGTCACTTACGGGGAGTAGTCCGGATACTGTCATTTTTTAATTCCTTTTCGTTAAATAGAGGTTTATTTGCGACCGTTATATTTTCCGGTATTTCGTTCTTCTTTATTATACCATGTATATAAATATTTTCAACTACTTTATTATCAAAACCTACCACAGAACAACGTATATCTACTGCTATCTCATTTCTTTTATCAACAAGCAAAGAATAATAATCTTCGACCGAAAATTGACAAAGTACCGTTACGTTGTTATTTATTTTTTTGTAGATTTCAATTACATTACCTTTTTTATCATACATCAAATTATTTGCAGTGTGTTCCCAAGCAGCCGAAAGTAGTTCATCGAATCCTTCTTCTTGTTCAAAAGTTTGTTTTAGTACAAGACAAGGTATTTGCTCGAAACCTATTTCAACTATGAAGGCATGAGTATATATTTTCATATGTCTCCAATAATTCTTTTGGAACACTAATTTGTATTTTTGGATCTAGTAGTTTATCTAATTTGTGTACATGATATATCCTAAACATTTCTGCAAAACACTCATGATATTTTATATCTACACCTCTTATCATGTGTAGATTGTTTTCTCTAATTTGTTTACCATATACTTCTTTTAGATATTTTTCAGCTAATGGACTAAAACTTTTATATGTATTACATACTTCAAAAAATTTAAGTACGTTATTTTTTAATACTTCTTCTACTTTACATACATCTAAAGCAGCGTAAAACACTAGATGCCCGATTTCATGTAATATAGAATGTATTATTTGTACAAGATAGTTATTGTTGTCCAATTGATTTTTATCTATATGTAAATCTATGGTATTATCTCTAAAATTTGCAGAAGCTAACAACTTATCATGATCTTCAAACTTTACTATTTCATTCTTTATAAGTATTTTACATTCTACTTTGGTTAATCTATCAAACAAATCTTGATCCAGTATATCTAGAGATACTTGTATTATCTTATATACTATATCTGGAAAGTCTGATGAAGCAGTTTTTATTTTGTGTTCTTGCTTAGTTTTCTCTAATGCTTTCTTGAGTATTCCAAAATATTTCATTGTTCTTCACTTTGTTGTGCTGCTTCTTGATTTGCTATTTCTGTTAGTATGTCAAATATTTTCTTTATACAAGATAGTGTATCTGGATATTTAGATGATAAATTTTCCATTGCAGAAGCGAATGTATTATTACCAGATAAAGATTTAGAATTGGCAGAAGAAATTATGTTACAGAATTGTAGAATTACTCCTTCTTTTGTATTCTCATTTAGAATGTGTTGAATATATGCGTTTATTCCACCTTCTCTTTTAACACTTACTTCTAATTTCTCTAAACAAGGAATTAATACGGCCATTAACTGTTGCTCTGTTGCCATTTGTTGCATTTGTTGCATCATTTGGTCTAATTCTTCATCTGTACCAGGCTCAGGTGGTTTTCCTTTGTGTTGTGAAGAGTAGTCATTTATTTTTCTTTTTATAACTACTTGCATTTGTTCGAGTTTTTGTTTAGTATCTTTTTCATTTGCTTGATACTGTTCTTTTTTAGTGTACAAATTACGTATTGCAAAAATACCTAACTTAGCAGATAAGAATTTACAAACATTTTGTACCAAATCTTCTGGTTTTTCTTCGTGTTGCCAGTATTGTATACTGTTTTTTACGAAGTCAATTTGTCCAATCTTAGTAAAGTTTTTTCCTACTACTTTATCTATTATAGGGGGACCGTCCGCTGGATGCAATAATTCTATTACTATTTCTCCTAGTAACTGCTGTAAAGGAGGTATAGAATTTAATATATTTGCTACGGTTAGTTCTGCCCCGAATCTACAAGCAGGTTGTATTTTATTACTACTTACATTTATATCTATAGGAAGAAACTGTTTTATTTTATAGCTTGCTATATTTACAGAGTCTTTATTACTTACATCTGTATTTTTAAATTCTTGGACTATTTCTTCCCACCCTGGTCCTTGTTGTTCAGGTGCTTTACCTGATTTAGATTTACCAGAAGCAGAAGATTTTCTAGCGTTAGCCAGTTGTTCTGGAGGAACGTATTGTCCTCCAGAATATTCTTTAGTTCCTTGTGGAGTATCTACTGTCACTTTTTGTCCTGCCGGAACTTGGTATGTGTTTCTAAATCTCATCATTTTCCTTTATACACTTAAAAGCTTGTTCTTACTCTTAGGTGTAGTAGAGTAATATTGTATCTGTATAGGAATATTATTAGAATCCATTACATGAACTTCTATCTTATCTGCTTTTTCAGGAGATTCTACACTGTCTCCTTTATTATTGTAGTAATATACTTTAATTTTGTTCATTAATTATTTTTTTCTTCGTTAAGGTGGCTTATTAGCTCAGCTATAGATTCATTATTTTGTAAATGATTATTTAGTTTTTTCTTTATTGCTTCAAACGCATCAGGATAGGTAGATTGTACCCACATCAATATCGAATCTACATCTAAATTTCTTCTAAAACCTTCTACGGTAGGATTTTCTTTTAATATTTCTCTAAATGTTTGCTCTACGAAGTTATGTGCTTGAAGATCTGGATCTACTTTTGCTTGAGGTTGTCTAGATATATCTTCTTCGATGGAAGGTGTATCTTCTTCCTCACTTAGATTATGTGTTAAAGGTATACCTCCATTCTCATCTTCAGATGTATCTTTAGGGGTATCTTTAGATGTATCTTTAGATGTATTAGGAACAGTAGATTGTCCAGATTTATTGCTTTTAAATCCTTCTATGTGAAACTTATTCCCACCTGTGTGTTTTATTATATCTTTGTATTGATCTTTTTCTGATAGTTGCTTGAGTATATCTATCATATCTTTTTTATGTTGACTATCATTACCGGCAAAGACCTTTCCAAACCTAGCAAGAGAGTGTATTGCTAGGTTTGGATTACTCCAAAAATTTTTACTGAATGCTTTATAATGTTCAGAAAAATGCGAAGCCAGGTTTTTTTGACTGTCACTTAGTTGTAAATCATCGAATATGGTGTGATGCTCATGTTCAGAAGGTTTTTCGTGAAACTTTTGCTTCTCGGCCTTGGTCTTTAATTCATTGTGAAATCTATCAAGCTGTGTATCTATATTTGGCATCAGTATGCTCTTATTTTTTCCGTATGTATAATATTCTCATTTTTTAGATTGTCTTTATTTTCAATCCAATATATAAGTGTTTTACCTCCATCTGGAACAGCCGTTACTAAATAACAGTGTAGAGGGTTGATATCACTTAGTTTAGCAAAAGCACACGACATAGCTTCTACATACTTTGCAACACTTGGCTGAGTAGTTTCTGACCAAGTCTTGAAATCCGGAATTTCTTCTCCGGATTTCAAGATATCTTCTAGTCTTGCAATTTCTTTCTTTAAACTGTCTACTTCATTTTTTAAAGTGTTATTTTGATTTACCAGATCTATAATATTCAGAGTCAAGATTTTTTCTCCTTTTTAATGACTATTTCATTATCTTCTGAGATATCTGAAAATTTATTTATTGGATCTCCCTGAGATATCCAATATGCTAGGCGTTCAATAACGCCAGTAATATTATTTTTTATTTTTCCATGCTCTTGAAGATCATCTTGTAATCTGTACCAGTGTAATACATATGACATTTCATCTTCTGCAATGTAGACTATAAGACTTCTATTGCCTTTTCTACAGGATATAGATAAGCAAGAATTATTTTTACTCAAACATATAGATACAGGTTGAAGTACATTATTTCCATAAAACTCTCTTAGAAAATCTAATGTTTTTTTAGACTGTACCTGAGTTTTATTTACTCTATATAAATCAATTAAACTATCTACTGCTTCGTTGTATAATTCTTTGCTTTTAATGTGCATGGTATCCTCTATTCCTACGAAAAAAGGGGCCTTTTAAGCCCCTTATTGGTTTATGTTAATTATTCAACAACGGGCTGCTCTGCAACAGATTCTGCCTCAACTGGCAGGTCAACCTGTACTTCAACTTCTGGAACGCTTTCCGGAACAGCTTCATCCCCTTCAGCTTTTACTTTCTTTGCCTTCTTAGCTTTGGGCTTTTCTTCTACTTCTACTACATCTGCATTCTCATATCCGGGTAGGACATAATCTTCTGGTAGATCAGTTACAGAAATAAGAGTCCAATGCCGAGAATTTAGTGATTTGCCAGCTAAAGCAACAATTTTCTCAAGTTCCTTAGCGATAATATCTTCTCTACGTAGTCTCTTACTCTTCTGTTGAAGATGAAGCTCGAAAGTGTATCTGCTGTTCTTTGTCTTAACTTCTGGGGTGCCGTCTTCGTTTAGTTTTCCAGTTTCTACCTGTACAGCAACGTCTTCTTCCTTGACGGCAGTTAGGGCTGCTCTCCAACCACTAGCGACTCTGCCTTCAGTTAAAACTCTCTGTAGAGCGTATTCAGCGTCTGAAGTTGCGTTTTGTAGAACAAGTTTACGACCAGCTAGCTTCTCGAATGTTAGTGCCTTAATCATTTGATATCTCCTTTGAAGATAAATAGCTTAATTGTTTTAGAAATGCTGTCTTTTAAATCAAAACCATGATGCCTATAGAACTTGAAGGCTGATTTAGCAAAATCTGTATCAGGTACATACAAAATAGCTTGCTCATCACTCTCAATATCTAATTTATCGAATTCTTCCGTTTTGTAGTTCCAGAATAAATTAGTCATATTCTGAACTCCAGTAAATAGTGTCACATCTCGGACACTGCCCTATAAAATAGGACATTGGTTGTTTAAATGCGAATGAGAAGTTTTTAAGAATTATTTCTCGTTTCAAGTTACCACAAGTGCAGCAATATTTCAAGAACTTTTTTCCTTCAGATTCTAAATTAATTTGCTGCCACCTAACGTCTTCTGGTTTTATAAATCCAAACTTCTTCAAACTTTGTATCAGTTCGTAGCATGGTTGGTACATGTTTATTATAGCTTCTTTTCTGAGTGTGTCAAATTATTTTTGCCGAAAAAAGCTAGGAGTATACTGTTCAATAGATTGTATATAGTACAAGAGGCGAGAATAAGTAGAGAGGTTAGTAATATAGTTCCAAACCAGTTGGCAAAAGAAGGGTTTTGAACAATTTCGCTCGTACAAAATATCCAAATATATTTGCATGATATACAACATAAAAGTATTACTACAATTTCAGTGATTAGTTGTCTTAACATTATTTAACCCTCTTAGGTTTGTAGTTTTCGTCTACCCATGTTAGATTATTTATTATCAGACTTATATTTTGTTTTGAAGTTTTATATTTTTCTGATAATACCGCTGGGGATAGTCCAGAACAGCTATCTTTTCTTATTTGTTTTACTATATCTAAGTTTAATTTTGTTCTATTACTCTTTATATTATCTAGTTTACTACATAAATACATGTGTTCTACATTTAAACATTTATAATTTTCACAAGAAAGTGATATATAGTGACCTTTTAGTAATTTACCATGTTTCTTGTAAATAAGATTTCTAAGGTCTTTTTCTGCGTAAAAAGGTCTTTGTCCTACGAACTTTCCTAACCATATTTTACAGTTATTTTCTAAGCAATGCAAGTAATTTTCTAAAAAATTCGTGTCAACTTTTGAGATATATAAATGATTAAGATTAATACATAAATCATTTTTACATAGACTTTTTACTCTACATTCTTTACTTATATTCCAATGTTTAAAGAACTGTTCTTTTTGAGAACAGTTCTCAGATATAGTACAGTCTTGCATTTATTTGCTCTTAGCTAATTCTATCAGTTTATTTGTTACTGTATCTAAGCTAAGTTTATGCATAAATGCTAAACACATTAATTGCCAATAAACTTCTTTTGGATGAAAAGTTGAGTTTTTGCCTGGACGCAACACTTTAGATAGAGGGGTGTTTACAGACTGACAAGCCCATATTAGAAAATTTTCTCTTTCTCTATCATCCATGTAGTTAGCTAACAGATTATATATTTCTTTTCTGTCGTCTACGTTGTCATAAGATACATTACTGCTCATGTGGTCTGGCCTTTGTTAAAATAAAATCTATGAAGTTAACTCTTTTTATTAACTTGTATGTCATACTAGCAAAATCGAAATCTGTGCCATATCTACAAGTCCATACACCTAATTTAGATGGTGTATTTGGTACTACAAACCCAGAAGTAGATACATTACCATATTCCACTTCTGTATTTTTCCAAACTACCATATTTTTAAACTGTATTTTAAATATATTAAGAGCATCTAATTTAGAATAACTTAATATTTTAGACACTCCTTCTTTTACATATACGTCGTCATCATCTAGGAACGACATCAATGGAGTTTTTACTAATCTCATTGCAAAATTTCTTTGACTGGCTCCGAAATCTGCTGTGCTTTGTATTTCAAAATATTCTACATTATTGAATGTTTTTGCTATATCGTAAGACACATTACAGACTCCATCTGCAACTACAAATACTTTTTCTGCTTCTTTACAAGATTCTAAAGTTTGATATAAAGATATTCTGTCGGAGCAAGGAACTATAACTGTTAACATACTTATCCTATCTTAAAATTAGGTAAATAACCAGAAGGTAAAGCAGAAAAGTCTTTATCTGGTGTTAATCCGTATTTATTAAAACATCTTATATAGTCTTCTAGTGTATTTTTTTGATACCATATAACTTCGGGATCTTTCCGAGTAGGTTCTTTGCTTAATATTCCCAAAGGACTATATCGGCCTCCGAATCTTTTATCTATTATTTCTTGTATTAAATGTTCCACATATTTACCAGTGATTTCCGGGTTTAAATGAGGAGTCATTAAATCATGAATACAAGAAAACCATGTGTTAGTTTTTAATATAGCAACCTGTGTATGTAATTGCCAAACAGTATCTAATCTCCTTTGTATAGATATATTATTAGTGTCTTCTATTAATCTATGTGTCCAATATTGTATCCAATAAGGAACTTCACATAAAAACCTTCTGGATATTTTTACAAGATACTCTAGATTATGTTGTTTTGCCCATGTTAATCCTTTAACAAACACAGTTAAGTCTCCGGCACAATGGCCGGATCTTACCGCATTAGGCCAAAAACTAACTCCATAATATTTATTAGTTAATTCCTTTAATCGATTATAATCTGAATGCTCATCTGGATATAAAGCACATCCATCTGAACAATCATCAGATATTAGAATAGGTATGTCTCCACAGACTTTCCTAATAATTTTTATTTGTAATTCTACTAAAGAAGGCCAACCATAGCTTCCTATAACAATTCCTATTTTAGGATTGCTACCATCTGACAGGTACTTTAAGTAATCTGGAACTTGAACACTTTGAGATACTTTTGGTATTTGTGTGCATTTACTTGAGCAGTTTCTGCATTTAGATAAAGTAGTTTCACCAAATACTTGACATTCAAATACATCTAGTTTAGTACCTTTAGCACATCCTGTTGTACATAATTCAGTTTTTATACTACCATCACTATTTCTCGCTCTTTTACCAAGATATATACATTTATCTACTTTTATCTTGGGTGTTGTCTTTATGTTATTTTTATTTCGGTTTTTTTCTAGATAGCACAGGCGACAAGTAGTCGCCTGTGCATCATGTTTACATCTTTCCATTGATTATCCTTTATTCTGAAAGTATTACACCAAAAGCTCCAGCACAGGCTCCTGATGTACTTACTGCCGAAAAATCTATTTGAGGTACTGCACAATTAGAAGTAGAACTACCTAAAGCCCCACTAATAGGTGTAACAGTGTCTATATCTGTTCCTGTTATAGCTAGTAACCAATCTGGAGGACCGGGGTTATTACAGGTTAATATTAGTTGAGTAATTGTACCACATGTTCCGGAAGAAAGTGTACCATTAAATTCCCACCTGATTCCATTCCAAGTTAATGTTGCTGTTCCAAAAGAAGCATATGTACCAGTAAAGGTAGCAACTAAGTCAGTCGGAAGATTATCAGACGGACAACAAGGTACTGAAACACTTCCTCCGCCACCACCTCCACCACCTTCATTACAGTCTGATGTTGCGGTAGCAGTTCCGGCTGTATCTGTTGTACAGGACCCTCCACCTCCTGTAAAGGTCAAAGATAATCCGGTACAAGAAGTGTAGCTTCCTGAGAATATGGCATAATTACTTACACCATTAGATATAGAAAGAGTAGCCGTTGCACCATGTAAGGTTATTTCATCATATGCAGAACCTACTGTAGCTCCTGTTCTATTGAATTTACATGGATTTGAAGTTGATTGATCATAGTTGTAAGTTCCATTTAATGAGGAACATGCTGTTAATCCAGAAATCGTGACTACAAATCTTTTTGGAGTTTTACCGGGACAATTATTACATTCTATATTAGAACATCCTCCATTGTTGCCGCCTCCTCCGCAAGGTTTAGCAAATATAGTCACTGTTGCCGGCAAAGTACCTCTATTAAAATAGGAATTTAATTTGGGATTGCCGGGATCAGAATAATCAAACTCTACTATTCTAAAGAAATTTAATGTATAATTCTTACAACATGTTTCATTAGGGTTTCTGTGTGCAATATATTCTGCTGATCTATATTTCATCTGCTCATTATATGAGCTTGGTGCAATAATGTTTAAAGATACTAAATAACTACCTATTGGAATATAACCCGAGTAATAATCATTCTGTACTACAACAAAAGAAATTTGATTGGGAAAGTAATATTGTGTTTGTTCTTCTAAGTATAAACAAGGTTGAGTAGATTCTAATGTAAAAGTCCCATTACCTTTTTCTGCAAATTCTCCTGTTATACCAGACATGGAGTACGTATATTGTTCTGTTAGTTGTGTACATCCATGACATATTTCTGTAACCGGAGGATCTATATCATCTGGAGGTAAATCCGGACAATCTAGTAATATATCCTGACATTCATTTATAGTGACAGAAGATATTGGAGAGTTATTTCTTGCTGAGAAAGTTAAGAATAAAGGAGAACATCCGACTCTTTCATCCTCAGAAGGGTTAACTAATCTATATTCTTCCGTATCTATATAACACAGAACACTTAAAGGATTTGTATTTGAGGTATCTTGTATATGTTGGCCTCCCATTGCCAAATACACAGTTTTTCCTTGTGATGTTGTTCCTCTATAGTCACATATTACTGTAGATGTTCCTGGTATAGCTATAGGATCATATTCTATTTGTATTTGCTCTGCTCCGGCTAATGTTTCTATTGTAGCACATAGTACATTAGGATATGATTTATGAGAGCAGGAACCGAAACTTATACAATCATATATAGGATCTTCTGTTGTACAACAGTTTTCCGAAGTTGGATTTGTTACACATTTAGCCGGACCTATTTCACCACATACTAGAAATTTGACTTTTCTTCTCTCTACTGTAACGTCAGATACTCCGTATGCTGTTTTTGTTACACACGTATTTGTTTGTATTTCTGTTTCTATCCAATTGGGAATACAATTATCAGTAGGATCAGGATCTATAGGTCTGATGACTTGATCTACCCATTTAAGGTATGCTTCATTTCCTTCTACTCTGTCTAAACCCAAGACTTGATTTTTATTGGAAGGTCCTTTTGCAGGCATATACCATTTGACTTTTTCTTCTATTGTATCACTCTTTACAGTTAATACAATTTCGTCATCTTCTCCGGGTTCTCCACTCTTATGAAATTTTATGAATCCTTTTCCATCTTCTAGATCTACTATTTTAGGGTCTGGTCCTCCTACTTGAATACCTATTGTTATAGGCACTATTTCAAAGTCTATTACAGTATCTCTTAAATCATCTGTATCTATTATATAAGACCTATTATTCAATACTGAATATTTATCATTTTTGCGAGTCCAATTTGTTATAAGTTCTCTGTGAGGGTTATTTCCGACTATTCTGCCTCTGATGTTGGTTATGTATAGAACACTTCCTCTGACTCCAGATAAATCCTCGAAGGATTCTGCTAAAAGACTTGTCGGATCATCGTTTCTTGGTGTTCTTATTAATTGCCCATCAAAGTATTTTTCGTTTATTCCACTTGTTATACCATTAGGAGAAGTACTTGCTTGATCACAGATTAGAACAGTACCGACCTTTTCAAAGCCGGTATGTTCTTGATCTGAAGTCACCGAGTCGTTCCTTGCTATAGATATCTTATGTTCTAATTCGGTGTTTACGTCTGTCATAGTTTGTTCCAAAGTATTGTAATATTTGCCTGACTGAATCTTCATTTATGCCAGCTAGATATCCTAGTCTTCCTTTATAAGTATATCCTAGCACTATATCATCTGTTTGGAAAGGTTTTTGATTAATATATAATCCTCCTGATCTTCCTTCTAGTTCCTCGTTTCCTAGTAAATGAGGTATAAAAGTACCCGGAGCTACTGTTGCTCCTCCTCTTCCTAAACCTACTATATTTTCTAGATATATTTTATTTCTTGTTGTTACATATCCGGGAAATTGTCGAGTTGTAACGTAATCTATATCCTGTTCAAACATTACAGGTAACAAAACTCCAAGATCTTCTGGGTCTTCGCTTATTTTCTTTATTCCTATTATTCCATCTTTTAAGAAGAAGTCATATACATAAGGGTATGTTCCCCTTTGAGATATGTCTTCTGGAATAATAACCTCATACTCAGATAAAGTATTAGAATGATTATTTACTCTTTGTATTCCTATAGTTCCAATTGTTCCTCCATAGTCTATTATGTTAACTAAAGGTATATAGTCTAGTTGTAGAGTAGAATAATCTCCTGCTATATATTCAGGATATTTTGCACTAATAACTATTACTCTGTTATCATACTTATCAAAATATAAAGCCAAGGAAGATTCTGTATCTGATCCTGTTTCTATTATTTCTAGAGGACGTGTTTTACCACCTCCTACTTGTATTCCTGTTTGTGTTACTCCTTGAATTTTACTCCAAATAGTCCACTCTGGGAATGGATAGTTATAATTATATTTATGATTATATAGAGTATATGGATTTCCTGGTATTAAAGCAACTGGATCTATGTTGTTTCCAACAATAGTTGCTCCTTTAGTCAGTATATAACGTTGAGTTCCTCCATATATTACTTTTAAAGGTACTTCTAATGAAACTCTAGATATTCCTAGTACAGAGTTATCTACTAAAATAGGGGCTGTACCAAAAACAGGAACAGGAGGTTTGTAAAAAATAACATCCGTTGCTTGAGTAGTAGGATTATCTTTTGCCAGAAAAGGTGCTTGAGGTAAATTATTAGGATCATAGACTTCTGTTTTAAAGTTTATCTTTTTTCTTCTATATAATGATATACCATGATTCTGTAATAAAACACCTTTTACATATGCTTGACCAAATCCGCTGTCTAATACATCAAAATTATTATCCTCGAATACTATCTTTTTAACAGGCGTTACGGTGTCTTTTGTTCTTGTTCCAACACAAATATAATCAGGATCAATAGCATAAGATGGTTTAATTGTACCATCTATGTCTAATATTCCTTGATATCTTCCTATATAGTATAGATCTTTATTTAGATTTACTAAAGCTCCCTTATATGTAAATCCTTCTCCTTCTACCACAGAATAATTTAAATAGTCTATTGTTGCTAGAGGAGCTGGAGTAGCTGACTTTATTTCATGTTGTAAGAATATAAATTTTAGATTTTTATCTTGTCCTGCAACATCTCCTGTTCCTACTACTCTAGTTAAAATTCTGTCTGTATCTGGAGAAATTGCGTTATATACTCCTTTACCTTCTGATTCTAATACATTTTCTAGAGAGATATCCATATCGAAATATTGTTTTTCTACGTGGAACTGAGAGCCTAATACTATTCTCCAATTACCTTCTTGCTTGTTAATAGGGGCATTGAAGTATGATTGAATAACTCTTTTTTGTGCAGTAGAAAATACGTTTGTAGGAATACAAGACGAGGGATATCTTGTGCCTACTATAGGCAACCCTAACCAAGACATTACGTCAACTGTATTACCTACTTCTACTATGTTTAATCCTTGTCCATCTCCAAGAGAAAAATGTAAGTGCGGTTCTCCATTTTCATAAGATCCAATGGTTGCTATTAATTGTCCCGGAGTTACTTCTTGTCCTTTTTCTATATATATTTCACCTAGATGAAAATAACTTGTATACCAGACTGGATTAGGTGAAGCTACTTCGTTACTTTCTATTTCCTCTAACGTAGGATTTAGAGGAATATCTTCAGGAGGTTTTTCTTCATATGGGGGTGTTCCTGGTTTAGGAGTAACACTCAAGCATCTTAAATCATTTATGTAACAATCTTCAAAATTGTTATTATCTATAGATACAGGACCTTCATTGTTATAATCTAGTCCGTAAGCTATTCCGTTGTACACACTTCCTTTAACTGGAACATTATTTAGAGGTTTTACAAATCTAACATGTTCCAGAACTATTTTATATAGTCCTTTACTATTTATTATAGCTACTTGAACACCTGGATGTAACAAATTTAATTCAGGTTTTCTTAAGTGAGTAACTGCTGCATAACAATCTTGTGTTTTCTTAGGTGTTATTTTATTTGTTTCTTGATCTTTATCAAAAGCTATTATTTCTGCTTCGTAATAATCATAATTAGAGAATTCAAGTATAGGAACATAATCTTTAATGTTTAGTAGTATATTTGGAGAAGCTGCCGCAGGAGCGTTTACAGATTGAACACCTAATACATAGTAAACTTGTTTTAATTCTGTATTAAGTTGCTTTTTGCCAAATATTTTACCAAAAGCTTTGTCTCCTGTTTGAAGAGTCATTGTGTCCGGACAAGTTACCCAACACTCTTCTATTACTTTCAAAGTGTCTTCTAAAACATTGAATGATGTTATTTGTCCTCTATAATAATTACCTTCTATAGGTCCTTCTAATATTTCTATTAATTGAAGCTGAGGAAAGTAATTAGGAAAAGTGGCTCTGGAAAAATCTGGGGCCATTAGATTTTCTGTATCTTCTAGATACATATATTGAGAAACAACATCCATACCATCTATGAATCCTATGGTTCTGGCTATTTCTGTTGTTACACCATTTGTAGTAAATTTCCAAGTTACATACTTTAATTCTCCTGATACATTAAATTCATTATGTATTCCAGAGTATTTCTTTAATAGTCTATTTCCACCTTCAAATATAGATTTATAATATTTAGTAGCTATTTCTCTTGCTTTGGTTTCTAGTTCTGTATCATTTTCAATGGAGTTGTTATAATTTACTACCGCTTTTAGATCATCCCATAATACTTGAGTATTAGAACTATCCAGCTTAGATTCATCTACGTCAAACTCAGACGCATTAAATTCTTTGTAATATATAGAATCAGTTATCCATTGTTTTTCAGTTTCGCTTGTTGATATTTCCTGTCCATAATGCATATGTACTTTATTGAAGTATACACGAACTTTATTTGCTACTCTTGCTTTATTGCTCTCAATAACTTCAGCATCATATATAAGATAGCTTAATTTATCTACTATAAGTTGATCTAAATTATCTTTTGCTCCTATTTCTACTATATCAAAAATATCTGTTTGAGGATTCCATCTTAGACTACAGTGTATTTTAGCTAACAAAACATTCAATGCGTCATATGAATCTACCCCTAAGAATTGATATCCTTGTGGTGTCCCGGATGGAGTATAGGGAAGAGAAGTAAATTCGCCTAACGTGTCATTAGTTTCCCATATATGCCTTATTATTTCTTCCCATGTCCAGGGTAGGTATGTATTTGGATTTATACTAGATTTGTAATATTCATCTTTTGAATTGGGAGCTAATATGTTTACTTGAATTTCTATTGGCTTGTTTTTTGCAGACCATCTTTTATCTATGACTTCCACTAGATAGCAAGAATTCTTATCTCCGGCCATTCCGGGAGTTAAACATACAGCTTTAATGATTAACAGATTCTTTATAGTTACATTTCCGTTTTCCGAAGATATAACCAAATCATGTCTTTCATTTATGTCTAGATTATCCAGATCTCTTCTTAGAAGTAATAAGTAGCCTTTTCCAGGCATAGGACCAACAGGGCAAGCAAAACTTATTGCTTTGCTTGCCCATGAAGTGTCATATCCTGTTTTACTTTGTTCCTCATATTCATTTATAGGATCTACACAAGGAAATCCTCCAAACGTAGCGTAGCAAGTCATTTCTTAGTCCTTGTAACTTTTTGTTTTATTTGATCTTCTTCTTCGGAGTCTAATCTCTTTAACAATTTGTTTTTTATTATTATAGAGTCTTCTTTTTTAAATTTTAACTGTGACATAATTTTATCTATCAGTTCTGGAGTTATTTTATCTTTTATATCTTTATCTAAAGAAACAACTTGGTTTGGGTCTAAGTTGTCGAAATCAGGATCTATGTTTTTTCTTATTATTCTATCTTTTTCTAAGCTTTTGTCCGGGTTTAATCCAAAAAGCTTATCTACATCTTTTGCTAACTGTGTATCTTTTTCATTTTCTGTAGGTATTACTTCATCACATAAAAATCCTTCTGGTACTTCTTGCATGAGTTCTACTGGAATTTCTAATTCCTTATAGACTCTATAGACAAATTTTACTATTTTCTTTTTGGTGTCACAAGCTAAACGGAGTACTTTATTTTCTCCGCTTTCTGTTTGTACATTCCAAACTCCCTTTTTAATTTTACTTAATCTATATAGAGACATTTTTGTGACTTCTCGTGGCTGAACTGCCCGTATTGGAGTACTTAAAAGATCTCTTGTTTTTGGACTTAGATTATTTAACATAGTATATTCAGATAATGGAGTTTTTTGTATGTTATCTGATAATTGTCCTAGTGTATCATGTGACGGCCAAATACCTGTACAGAATACAGAAAGAACTTCATTTTTATCTGCTGATACTATGTCCAACCTTGTTGTTTTCATTGTATTCAACAGAGTTACTTCTTTTTCGTCTAGAAAAATATCATCTTCTGTATTTCTTTTTATTATAAAGGAGCCGAATTTGCCTCCTAATAATTTACCATCTTCTATGATATATAGCATTTCTTGTGCTACATTATCAGTATCTACTACATTAGTAGTTTTTTCACTAGATATAGAAGGGTCTTCTATTCCTTCAGATTTAACTTCTTCTGGACTAGATTTTTCACTGTATAGTTTTGCTAATTCAGATAGTCTGTTTAGTTCTGCTATTTCTTCCGGAGATGCTTTTTCTAATTCCTCATGCGGAATAAATCTTCCTCCGCCATATCTTTTTCCTGCTATCTGTATTCCTCCAGGTGGAGCGTGTCTAGTCCAATCTGTATGTCCTTCTAATGCTCCATCCGCAGTTGTTTGGCCTTTATACTGGTCTACCATATATTTTCTCTATTTCTTCATCTAGTCCGTGTGGCAACCCCTTATCAAACAAAGAATATAACTCTTTGATAAAGTCTATAGCACTTTGAGCTTCTACAAAACTTACTTCTCTCTTTTTTATTTTAGGTATTACATAATCTAAATATTCAATACCTTCTTTTAAATATTGTATTTTATCTTCTGCTAGAAACATGTTTTTCTATCTCCCTATATGCGTCCTGTAAATGCGTTTTTAAAGCTTGTTTATACGCCGCTGTCAAGTAAGCAAAATCAACATATTTTTGCCAGGATGTAGAGCCGGGTTTATGGTCTAGATAATCATTTATGTAACCTATTATATTTGTTTTAAAAGGATCAAATTCTGTAGTTAACTCTGGTATTAGTTTATAATGATCAGCTAATATTTTCTTAGCTTTCTCTTTATCCCTTTGTTGTTTAGCTGTTGATATAACTTCATGAAGTTTTTGATATGCAGCGTCTCTTACTCTTTGTATTCCGTGTTCTACTGCTGCGTAGTGTCTCAAGTTATAAGGGATTATTTCAGTTAATCCCAAACTTTTGAAACTTGGACCCAATTCGGTTTGTCTCAGTACATTTAAATAGTTCTTACCAGGACCACTAAACAAGCGGGCGGAAGGATTATTTTTTTCTTCTAGTTGTAACTTTTCATTTACTTTATCTGTTAAATGTATTTGATCTTCAAGCAGTTTAACTATAAAAGGATCTGTTACTGTTTTACTTACTGTTTTACTGCCTTTACCTTTGAATGTTATTCTAGCTTGTCCTCCTTGAAAACTTATATTTGACTTATTTAGAGATGTTAAACCTTGTATATCATCTGTATCATCAGCTTGCGGACGAAAACCGAATTTTCTGCCCAAATATAGTATAATTAAGTTATCATGTACTAATTTATCGGCTGATAACTGACGTTGTTGTTCTTCACTTAGCGGACCTTCTGAAGATATGGCGTTTTTTAATTTAGGTTTATACTTGAAAATTAATCTTGTGGCATCATCTACTAGATGGTCTATGGCCGGCTTTCTTATTCCATTACGGTCTATCTGTGCAGCCATTGCTTGTATCGAAGGATAGTAATTATATCTTTTTTGTTCTTCTAACTCTACTTTTCTAAATGGTTTTTTAGGTTTTTTCTCATTTTCACTTCTTACTGTTAAATATCTAATTAATTTGTTTTTGCCTTTTTTTAGTATGTCTATAGGAGAAGGATATGTTACCTTTCTTGATTTTTCATCAGTGGGTTCTGATTTTTCTTCCTCCTTCAACAATTCCATATCTGAATATAATCTACTCAGTTGCTTCTTTTTAGATTCTATCTCTGCCCTACCCTTTTCAGATCCTATATATTGAGCAAGCAGTCCTCTTTTTCTGCCAGATAATCCCTCTACAAACTCTACTATATCTGAGGGCTGAATTTGTTGATCAGAATTATGTATTTTTTCCGCTAACGCGACTAAATATAACCATGTATCAACATCGGAGGTAGTATCCCAAACATGTCTTGTTTTAGGATCATGTTCTTTATGAAACCTTATATACCCTTGTAAAGGATTTTTACTACTAGCAGGAACATATATACGCATGGCTTTTCCCATTACAGATTCTCCCGGAGAAGGTAAAGACTGTACTAGGTTATGGCCTTTTCTAGTTATATGTTTTTCTAATTCGTCTGGTGTTAGTTCTGAGTATCTTCTTCTTCTTTCATCATTTGCAATAGTATCTACAGACATTGATCTAGGATGCTTTGCAAATTTTACTTGTTTATCTTCACTTTTTGGCATTTCTGTTAAGAAATGATCTGCTTCTTCTGGTACTGTCCAATGGTAAGTATAAAAAGGGTTACTGCCAGAAGGAGTATTTAAATGAGGTACTATAGCATATACTTCATTGGGGTCAGCTTTATCTTCTTCCTCAGCTACTTTTTTCAATGATTCTATAGAACTGTCTAAGCTTCCCAGAATATTAGAACTTACCCTTCTTATATTGTCATCTGGATAAGAGCTTATATCAGAAGATAATCTTATAGTACAATTATCTAAATCTTTTTCTAGAGAACATGTATCTCTATTTATTACTATTTTATCATCTATAGTTAGAAATGGAGTACCAGAAGGCAATTCCAGTTTTAAGGAATTGCCTTCTTTTTCATTTAAACTTAAACATATGATTCCTGAAGCGGTTCTAATGTCTTTTTCAGACATTTTAGTATATGCAATGACATTGTTAGGAGATGTAGACATGCGATCTACAATATCTATGTAAAATTCTTCCCTACGTTGTATGTTAGGAAAGAGATTTAAAATAGTTTTCAAGGCGTAATCGTCCACTTTTACTCTCCGAATTTATTGTACAAAGCGTAGGCTAGGCCAGAAGGCAACCAAGAAATTTTCTGTGCGTCCCTCCAGGCTTCGACTACTGATCCATATCCTGCTGCTAATGTTTTATCTGTCAGAGCATTTATGTTGTGTTTTAAAGACATTGCAGTAGATTTGAATAGAACGTCGGCAGTATTTACGTCTAAATTTGAAAACTTAGATATTGTGGATACTGCATCTTCTAGATTATTAAATCCTGCGTGTTTTGTCTCATCTTCCAAGTGCTTAATAGAGATATACTCTCCAGCATTATATTCTACATTGTTACTTAGACGTATTCTATGAGAAGCAACAATAGCTTTGTTATTGTCTAGATGTACTCCAAGTAACGGAATTTTTCTGTTATGTATAAAGTTTTCTGCCATATTACTCCTTAGTGACATAGCTACTCCTCCTGCTGCCGCAGATACTGGAGTACCATTAGAAAGTCCCATGTCCATGTCTGGATTATCATTACCAGAAGAGAATACATTTCCTATAGTAGTAGAATTGTTTCCGGGCATTCCTTGTACACCTTGTCCATATCCTGCTGGCGGAGTTGCTTCGGGACTCATAACTTCTACTAGAGGTTTTGTTATAATCTCATATTCATGATCTCCTTCAAAATTTAATTTTAACAGAGGATCAATAATTTGTGTTTTTAATGCATTTATCAATTCAGATAGTACTTGTTCCAAAGAAATATAAAAAGCTCTTTCTGGTACTCTTCTTCCTGCATATGATCCTGTACCAGAAGGGTCTGTAAGTACGCTATCTGGAATACCTAAGCCTCTAGAAATTTCTACGTCTAAATCTCTTGGATATTCTCTTATTTCGCTGGCATTTCCTTGTATAGCAGGGGGATCCCATTCCCATTGATATCTTCCGTCTGCATCTCTAGCGTTTGGGAATACCACGATGCCGCCAGTTTTTAGACGTTCTCCTTGTTCTCTGGCCATTTCTCTTGCAGAATATATTGTGCCGTCTGGCTGAACATAATCTTTATGAGGGTAGCGTATTACGCCTCCATGATAAGCGTTTTTGTAAAACCATACATATTTGTTACTAACCACTTATTTACATTTAGTGGTTGGAGCGATCATTTCTGTCGCTCTCTACATATTTCTATGTAGATCAGACTATATCTTCATCCTACTATACTGTTAGCGTCAGATTGTCCTAAAGACATTCTTAGTTGTCTATCTGACTTAGTTAAAGGATGTGTGACGTTATACATTAAATCAATCTTATACTGCAAACTAGGTATTATATGTGGTTCTATGATGTTTATAAATTTATTACTATTCTCGGCATTTATATAAAGAATTGGTTTGTTTCTTTGTTTGTAAACTTTTACGTTTACAAACCACTTATCTGAGAAATATTCTTTAATAATTTCGGCTTCTTCAAAACTGAAACCTTGTATATTCATCACTAAGTTTCTACTATGTATAGTATTTAAACCATTCTTTTTGGTATGCCAATGTATATTTCTATTTCCATCGTCCATGTACAATCATCAAACAGGAGTTATACTTATCGTTTTTGGTTACGCAAGAATCTCCTAGTAAACCGCCTATAATAACTTGTTCTGTATTCTTCGATATGGAATTCATTTTATTTTTCCTATCTATTAAAGTTTAATTGTCATGTTAGTCGTTGAGGATTTCTCTTCCAAATAAAGAGATCTTTCCTGCGGATTGTCCCTATTAACAAGATTTTTACAGTTTATTGTACTTGTTACCTACCAGGAGTTTCCCGCAAATGGTCACATTTTCTTATTCTATATTACTATAGAAAGTCACCTATGTTGTTAAGCGACGAATATCTATTGCCCCGTCCTTACTTCTCTTCTCGAACCAACTATCCCATATATTTATTAAATATGATCTTCCATACCATCCTCCGAATTCTCTATTTACAGCGAACCAGAATCCTTTAGGAGCAAAAAGATCAATATGATTAGCACCCTGCATGCCTTTAACTCTAAATCCTTCATATTCATGATCTCTAGTCAATACTACGCAGTCTCGGGGATGAAATTCCTTATAAGCATGGAAATGTATTTTGTCTTCTTTTAGTTTATAAATTACTTCTCCAGCAGTATATCCATATTCGATTGATCTTAAAATTTTACTTATGTTAGGTTTCCAAAAATTCTTTAGTGTTTTATCTATGAACTTAGCTACTTCCATATTTTTAGAATTGATTGTCCATTCTACTGTATATAAAGGACTTTTTAAGAACTTTAGACATAATGCGACTTGCAATTTGTTACTTTTAGATTACTTCATTTTCATCTAAAGACTCGGTCATTTCTGCCGAATTCTGAATATCGCTATCCAGTTCAGAATATATCATATCCCCAGAAGGGACTGCGGCGTTGTATTTTAAATCTATTTTGTATTCTAAGCAAGGTATTATGTAAGGCTTTATTATAGGTATTAATTTATTAGAGTTTACAGCATTGAATGCACATCTATAAGACTCGTTAGGTTTTCCTACGTTTCTTTTTTCTATTCTCATATCTATACCCCAGACAACAGAAAAATATTGTTGTATTATAAGATGTTCTTCATAAGTAAAACTGTCAGAACAAATTTTTAATACTCTAGATCCAATATATCTTACGCCCTGTTTATTTACTCTATATTGTAAATTTCTAGAACCATCATCCATATACCATATAGCCAAACCTAAAGGTGTTAACTTATTAAGTATATTTCTGGTTACTATCTTCTTTTTTCCATCATAGAATAAATGTCTATAAGGGTTTAAACTATAATGTTGCTTGGTATAACACATGAAAGAAGGGTATTGTTTTCCAAAAGAATTTACAATTATTCTAAATACTCCTTTAGGGGTAGTTAGGCCATCCTTTTCTAGAAAACTAAATTTCCACCTAATATATTCTTCTTGTGCCGGGCCGTGCTGCATTTGCAACATGCAGTTCTTTTCTCTTTGTCTAATGTAAGAATCGCCTAGTAAACCGCCTATAATAACTTGCTCAGTTTCTTTCGAGATAGACATTTCTTCTCTACTCCTAAATTTAAAATTATTCGTTAAGGGGTTCCATTTGAACTTCCCTGCTGATTGTCTGCACCCATCAAATTTTTACAGTTTATTGTATTGTGGGATACTCAGAGTTTCCAGCATATAGCCACATTTTCACCTAAATATTACTATTTAGGGCTACCATAGTTAATAGTCTCGTCGCATTGCTTCGACATCCTGAAGAGTAACAGGTCTTGTTACTAGTTAACTCACTTCTGTGCCTTTAACTAGGCTAGATCATTTCTGTCTAGCTCTGAATATCGCTATTCAGATCAGAGTATATCTTCATCCTTTTAAAGGAGTACAGCGTTATGAAAAGTATTTTTAAGATACTTCGAGATAGATAAATCTTCTCTATTATTAAATACTATTCTACTCGTTGAGGGGACTTATGTCTTCCCTGCGGGTTGACCCCAACTAAAGATTTTTACAGTTTATTGTACTTTAGTATACACGGGTGTTTCTCGCATATAGCTGTATTTTACACTAACATTACTGTTAGAGGATGCTTACACTTAACATCTGTTGTCCGGCCCAATACCATAAGGGCCATATCAAAGTAGATGGTCTATACCCTTCTGTTAGGTTGCCTGCCAATAGATAATTTTTTACTTGTTTTTTATCCATTTTATCTCCATTTTGTGAAATTCTATTTCTTGATTATACTTGATATTTATTTGCCGGTCAAGTATAATCTAAGATATTTGAAAATGCAAACCGGAGTACCATAAATGGAAAAAGATCTACAAGAACACTATGAATCTATTACAGGCAGAAAACCTACAGTAGTGTTGCAGACACACAAAGAACCTAAAAAAGGCTCTCTTAAAATATTTCCAGATAAGGATGAGATACATTATATTGCAGGAAGTGAATTTAGACCGGACAAAAATGAAGTATTAGGAATTGTTACAGGCAAAGTAGAAGATCATGTAAAAGATCAAATAGCTAAAATACACGAAAAGTATACAGGTAAACGTCCTAAATCATTTGAATTTACTAGACACGAAGATCCTAGTAAGGCAAATTTAAAAATAAATACGGATTCTGTAACTGCCACTGGCCACTTAAAACATTTTTCTCCCAGAAAACTGGAATCTGCATATGCTAGCCGTTTTCATAATGGAATTCAAACTACAGTATATGGAGATATGGATGATAAAACTAAAAGAAAAATATATACTACACTCAGTATGGCAATATCTAAATTGTCCAAAAAGAATAAAGAAAAAATAAAAGGAGCTAAAGTTTATGTTTACTCTCGTAATCATCCTGACGCACCAGTAGCCAAAGATTATCTAGTAAGAGGACTCCAAAGACATAATTCTGATGAAGATAAAAAAGTGTTTAAGGATGTACCAGACATTCCAATGGCGGCAGCTATTCACGCCAGAAAAGAAATATTCCTTATATCTCCAGATACTTCAAAAGATTTAATGAGAATGGTATCTCATGAGTTACACCATTTGATAGAAGATAGAAATAAACTTGTAAAGCCTTTTACAAAAACTCCTTTGACCAAATATGCTAAAAAATATACTGATCCTGTAAAGAGATCTAGAGAAAGTATGGCAGATCTATTTGGACACTTTATAAAATATAGATCTAAGAAGGAGAATAAAACGAAACATCCCACTCATCAAATAGTGGGATTTATAAAAAAGGTTTTTCCAGGTAAGACTGATAAAGAGTCTCGTTTTAAAAGGTACTTGATAAGAAAACTTCATATTCTTTCAGGGACACCTCTCCCTCAGATAAATATAAAGAAACCTCCTCAATAGCTTTCTTATATAAACATATTTTTGTCTCTGTAGGAAAATCTTCCTTGAGTTGTATAATTCTTTTACTTATAACAGAATTTATTTCATCTGTAAGTCTAGCGTCGTCTTTGTGATGTAGAGCCAAACCTAGTTTGGCTCTTTTTTGTAAAACAATTTGTTTTGATATGGTTCCGGGCAAAGTTTTTGTAGGGGTAGGATCTTCAGATAATTCTAAGTAGTCTTTCATGCTTGATTATAGTTCTAGTTTAGTAGCAGTCGGGTATACTCCAAGAGTTCCGCAGCTAGTAGTTATTGTTTTTGATAGAGAATCTTTTACTTTCAAATCATATATGTAATCGTAATACCAATCAGGAAACACTGAGGTTTCGGCTGCTGTGATTACTATTTTTATTAATCCTATTGCAGGATCTGTTATAGAAAGGGTTGCCGGAGACACTTTTTTAATTACTGCATAACTATCATCATCAGATATTCTTTTCTTTACAGTAAAGGTTACTGTAGATCCAGTAAGATCTATTCTAGTTAAATCTTCTTTAGATACAGTTATATATAAATTAGATGTAGCATTTTTGCAGATATACAATCTTATTGTGTCTGGAACATTATACTTAACTTCAGTTGCCATATTATCCCCAACTTCTTATAAAAGATAGAACAGAGCTTACTGTAGTATTTATAGCTTTAAAAAGAGTTTTAGGTAGTGAAGGAATTACTTCACTTGTACAGTTTAAAGTTTGATAAAAAGTTTGAGCTATTGTGGAATCTAGTGTTATTGTAGGCAACACACTAGATGCTATAGATATGATTTTTGTGTAAGTTCTTATTATGTAAGAAACTGTAGTTATATAAGTTACACCTACAGCAACTGGATAAAGTGTTCTAAAGAATGTTTGTCCTCTTAGTATATATTTATATGCTACAGAGGAAGCTAAAATAACAGAATAAAGTTTTTTAACAGAAGTAGCTGTTACTGTGCATGTTCTTGAGATAGGTTTTGTTACACTTTTAACTATTGAACTTATTATAGGAGAATTTAAATTTTTTATTATTTGAATTCCCTTTAAAAATCTAATACTTACAGGTGATGTAGCAATTAGTATGGCAGATAGGTTATAAACTCTTACTCCTAAAGCATATACTACTGATACTGCATGTAGTGTTTTTCTCAAGCTGGAAACTATTGTAGCACTATACGAAGAAGTACACAAGATTACCTTAAAGAGCCATTTTTTAAAAGTTGCTGTTACAGATGAAGAAACAGAAAAAGTTTTAGTTATGCTACTTATTCTAGAAGGAACTATAGTAGCTACTACTGTTGGTATTAGACCGGGTAAATTAAAAGTTCTAAATACATAAGTAATAGTTTCTGAAGTTATTGTAAATACCTTGTTCGCATATTTTACTACAGTAGCAGACGACGCCGAAGTTCTAGATATATACAAACTTATTAATTTTTTAAAGCTTATTGTAACAGAAGAAGCAACAGAACATATTTTGTTTGGTATTCTTATGCAAGAAGATAATCCATCTGTATACACTAATACGCTCTTACTAACAGCCTTTATTCTAGAAGATAAAGGAATAGCAAGAGAAGTTACAAATAGTATAAGAGCTTTTACATTAGTCATAGTAACAGTTAAACTGGATATCACTGATAATATAAGACTAACTCTAGTTACTATAGACAAAGAAGCAGAAGAAGATACACTTTTTATTACCATAGGTTTTTTATTTACAGTCGAGAAGTCTGATGTTGCAGACACCGCATGTAAAGTATAGTTATAAGAAGTCATTATAGTCCTTTTGTAAATTTCCTGAAAATATACAAAATAATCCCTTGTTACAGGGATTATTTTGTATACTCGTTTTGATTTAAAGTTAATTTACACCATATAATATATAATCTTAGGTGAACTGTAATTTAACTGTAAACTGTATAGAATCTCCAGAAGCAAGTGCAATACCTGTAAAGTCAGATTTTACACATAGATTACCTGAAGAAGATGCATCAAATGTTCCTGCATTTGTTATAGTTAATGATGCTCCGGCTGTTAGTGTCCCAACAACTTGATAAGTATCATTAGTTTGAGATACAGTAACTCTTGAAGAGGTTCCTGTAGCTCTTGCATAACCACCTGTAATATCCTCAGTAAATAAGGAAGTATCAGAGGTAGCTGCTGTACCCGATCCCGTGCCCCATCCAATATATAAGGGTTCTGTTCCTGATCCTTTTATACGGTTGGTGACAATAGCTTTACCTGTATGGGCAAAAACTGTGGCCATTAAGTTCTCCTGCTTAAAGTTAATTCTTTAAATCTTGTATATCCTGCTTTAAACCAATCTTTTACTCTAGAGAGTAAACTAGGTTTTTTCCAACTAGCTATTACTCCAAGGTTCTCTACTGTACCATCTGCTCTTATGATGACTGCTTCTACATTGATGGATTTTACACCGGCCTGAGCATTTTTCATTTTTCTTTCCTTGTGGTTAGAGTTTGATTCCTAATTTATATAAAATTATAGCTGATATTATTGTACCTAATACTTGTAATAAAATCAATATAATATTTTTCCATTGGGTATTTTTATCTGTTAATTGATTTTGTATGTTATCTACAGTATTTTTCAATTCCAAGAATTTTTTTTGAAACTCCGAATTTTGTATTATTAATTCTTGGACTATTGGAGGCCCCTTTGACTCCATAACTAAAAGTCTATCTTTCAAAATATCTAGATATGTTTCCAATCTATCTATTCTCTTTATATCGAATCTTTCCAAAATAGAAATTCTATGTATAACTTCTTTTATTTGAGAAACCAAGTCTAGTATGCTAGACTTGGTTTCTGATTTAGATTCAACTAAAGAGTCTAGTTTGTCCTGTAAAGAAATTAATACTTTTTCGGCGTCTGTCATTTTATCCTTCCGTTGTTTTAAAGAGGGTGGATACTCCGGACAATATATTCATGGTGTCCACATTAAAACATCCTGAAGGGTCTTTACCTTGCTTCTGTAACATGTTTACCCATTGATCCATTGCTTCGGATGCTTTTTGTTCATCATCTGTTGCCTCTAAAGTAATATCATATATTATTTGAGCAGATATATTTTTATCCGTAATTTGACGGATTCTATCTTCTGCTCTCAATCGAGACATATTTTGATATAAACCGAATTTTTGGGCGATGGACAAAGAAAATGGATTTATTCCATAGAATTTAGCAATGTCGGCATCTCGTCTATATTTTTTTTTAACTCTAACGAAATACTTTTAACATGCTTTACAAACTTTAATGCTGTGGCATTAGACACTTTAGTGAAACCATAAGAAATTAATAGTTCACATATGTCATCAACTAAGTGTCCATCCATATCTGGAAACATTGTTCTTTTCTTAGTTAAATCCGCCAATTCATTAAACACTTTAAATACATCTAAACAAACACTCTTGTCTCCGAGTTTAAAGTCTACGAAACCTTCATCTTCTTGTCCGAGATCTATATTATGCGTCATTATTTATCCTTTATTCTAAAGTAGGGAAACCAATTAATTTAGTGGCTTCCTCTAAAAGTTGACTCTTTTCGTATAACGTGATTACTTGTTGTATGGAAGTATCTTGCTGGGGAACTGTTAGATTTTCTATTTGCCAAGGAGCTTTTGGACTTCCTAAGAATCCGGAAGGATGACCTTGTACATAATATTCAATATACCATGCCCCATAATGAGTCTTATTATTTTCCTCTCCGATTGCTTTTTTAGTAAATATTCTTCTTCTTTGTATTACAGATTTTCCACCGTACCTTAATAAAGTGGGAGTAACAACTTCATAATTTAGTCTTGCTGCATATCCTTTTAAGATTATTACATGCGAAGGTTCATTTATTACTTGTATTATATCTGTATCTAGAGGCGAAGCTATATTATCATTAAAGTCAGAGTTAGGACTTCCACCTTTAAGAGAATTAGGTCCTGTGTTTGCTACAGAATCTTGATTAACTCTTATTAACTCATTTATAATTAAATCTGTTGGTATTTCTTTTTCTCCAAAGTTTGCTACAACTTCGTGAGAAGGTAAAACCTTATGCCTTATTATCTTGTTATCTGTATTTATTTCTAGTTCACATTCATAGGCAAGCCAGCTATTTAGTGCAGAAGGAGTTGTGATAAAATCAGATACAGTTTGAGTTATAAAATCTGAAACTGAATCATATGTGTTTCCCTGATTTAAATCATCTTCTTGTTCTTCAGAATATGGAGCTATGGTTGGAACCGTTAAAGTACTAGTATACTCAGTTTGTTGTTGTGGATTTTTATTATTTTGTAAGTCTTCATAAAAAATATCAATATCTGTGTTACTTATTTTCGGAAGATTTTCTACTTCTCCTTTTAATGAATCAAATTTTCTTAAGAATTCTTCTGTGTCATATATTTGATATCTTGTATATAATCCTGGTTTTGCTAGTTTTATAGCTTCTTCTTGTTTTCTTTTAAACTCAAGGAAATCTGGTTTTGCAATTTCTTCAGATGTGAAACTGTCTCCAAAAAGGCCAGTAGAAGAAAAGAATAAATACTTGAACTTAGAAGAATTTCCATCCTGATAAAAATATCTAGATGTAGTGTATCTGGGCGTTGTAGTCCCTTCTATGAACTCTAATCCGTCGCATTTAATGATGTTAGACCCATATAAACCTATATCAGGAGGCAAACTTTTAAATTTAAATTCTTGTAGAGCCCTTTTGGGTTTCAGATTAGGATATTCTCCGTGTAGTGGAATTACCCTATTTATATGCTCTCCAAGTAAATTAATATTTATAGGTCTATCATATGTTCTGTCAAAGTATAAATCAGTACCTCCTCTGGCATTATTTCCAGAGTATCTTTGACTTAGCAACCAGTCTCTATGTACACTAACATCTGTATATTTAGAGAATAGTATAGATGCTACATATCTTCTTCTTTTCTCAAGAAGTACTGGTTTTTCTCCTGCGGAATCCGGGTGTGCAGATATAAAGTCTTCTACTTGTTTTGTTATCTGTAAATCCGAAGCAATGATTGCAGGTAAACCATGTCCTGTGACTACGAAAAAACTACCTATATCAGATATTAATTTATATCCTAGAGTATACGTTATAGTATCTGAAAAGATATCTTCTCTACATTGAAAAGTATGTGGTATACAAGTTGTATTTGTTTTTACCATTAACTTTTTATCTGATGATCCACCTATGTTTACTGCATTTATTCCTTTTCTATTTAATAGCAAAGGAACAGCCAACCTTTGAAATACTAACTTTAAAAAGTCTACATAAGCTTGTCTTTTTGAAGGTAGTTGTTTAGTATTAGTATATATCTGTTCGTGTCTAGTTTCATTCTTATATGAGTCTGCATACCCTTTAATTGTGTCTATTGTAGGGCTTGCAAATACATGTTTGCCTAATTTAAAAGTAGCAGAGATACTAGTATTAAACTGAATAAACTTTGCTCCAGTAGAAGATGTATCCTGATGAGCTTGTACACTAGAATAACCTGGAACGAAACTAAAAGGAGGATATTCTTTATCTGTTATAGAAAATCTTAAGAGTACTTTAGATTCGTCTATAGACCATTCAAAAGCTTCTCTTCTGAAGTTAAAAGGTATAATAATACTATTATATACTAATTCTCTGTACTGGTCAACTGTTTCGTAATTCTGCAAGTTTCCTATGTTATCAAATGTGAAAGGACCATAACAGATTTTATCATTTAAAGGAGCTTTTCCTTCTGGGAAAACCTTAGATATTTCAGGATATTTTCTCAGTAAGGGTACTCTTTTAAATAATCCAGAGAAGAAATAATTTCTAAAGTATATAAAAGCTTCGTTTGTATTATCTTTTTGTTTTACTAATTTGTCGAATTCTGAAAATGACAGAGTATTGCCAGTTTCAATGTATACGTCTTCCATTACCTTAGAAATATTAAAAAATAGATTTCCTATTTTTTCTGCATCATCATCTAATATAAATAAACCTATACTCTCATAGAGGTCTATAAGTATTCTATTGAATGCTGTATCGGTTACTGCTACTTCCAAAGAATTCATAAGACAAGATGATTTATACTTTTTAATTGCCGCTGTTAGCGAATAATAAATATCTTGTATCTTTGTTTTTGACTGTTCAGTACCAAATTGTAATGCTGCTATAGAATCTTCTTGTAGCTGTAAATACTTATTTGTTTCTGCTGTATTATCATTTGTATTTCTAATTGTAGAAGTAGGAGGTAATGTACCCAATGCTCTTAACATAGGAGGTACTATTCTTATATGTCCTTGGATACTTCTTGTACAGTATCCGCTAGAATCATATCTATAATTAACAGCGTAGTTATATTCAAGTATTCTAGAATGCAATTCATTTAGGTCTATGTCTGTACCATTTATATTAAACTCACATTCCCACTGTATTTTATAGCATTTATTAAAACCTATTGGCTCTAAAGCAGATATTCTACATTTAGGACCAAAATTTAAATCCTGTATAAATTTTCCTGTAGCCGGATGTAGAGTATTGACAACAATGTCAGATACTCCTTGTCCTATGTACCTTAGAGTTTTTCCCGTCTCCGTGAGTTTTTCTATAATTATCTTCATCTCTGCATCTACAGTAGAGGCAATGTGAATAGGAACCAGTCCGGGAATGGCTACTTTTTTACCAGGAGGGTCTACTTGTATATTTAAAGCCTGGTGATCTCCTGGTATATTTCTTCTTGGTACAATAAAACTTGATACACTTAAAACATATCTTCTCCATATATCAGTTCTTTTAGATGAATCATGCTGAGGAGTAATAGATAATCTAGATTTTGTTCTACTTCCGAACATATATCCATTATATTCTATAAAAGATACTGGACTACCTTGCTCTTGTAAAGCCATTCCCATTTTATATACCTATTGTTGGACTCGTTGTTTCTTTACTTATTTTAGGACCTAAAGTATCATTTAGATGCTTCAAGATATCTAGTCCTAAGTCATCTGCTTTATCAGAGTTCTTATTTTCTCTCATAAACATGTTATACAGTCTTGCTCCAGTGGCTAATAGACCTACTATACCGCCAAGTTGTAGAACTTGACCTATTATCAATTCTGTCGCCAAGCTAGATCTACTTTCACCTTTTACGTAACCTGTTATAATAGGTATGACTTCTGCTACAGCATTTAATACGGGTATCAAACCATCTAATAGAGGATTAGCGATTGCTGCAAGAGTCTTTTGAGTCTCTATCCAAATTTCTCCGGATTTCTCATATACCTCAGCAAGTTTCATACCATATTCTGCTTCCATGTCTACGTCTGCCATTATTTGAGATACTTCGACAGAAGACTGTGCAGCTTGAATTGGAGCCGATACATATGCTAATCCATCAGCAAACTTATTAACAGCCTGTGTAGCTTGTGCCAAAGATAGAGCTAAGTCTTTAACTCGGTCTATTGCCATAGCAATTATTGGACCTACTTCAGGTATAAGATTAGCTATAGTAGCCATAGCATCGAATGGTGCCCCTAACACTTGCATAGGATCTGCTCCTTTGCCTCCTGACAATGCAGGACCTAATAAATCTTGTGTTAGTGCAGTACCTGACGCAAACTGTGGAACATTTTTAAACATATCGCCTACAGTTCCATCTGCGTAATGTTTTACACCATCTATTCCTTGTCCAGATTGTGTTAGGTTTACGTTAAAAGAATTTGGATCATTTAATATTTCAGATAGTGTATCTAAGCTTCCAGATAGTTCTGTTCCTCCTGCAAATTGTGGAGCAGAAGTGGAGTTTTTTAGAAACTGAGATATATCCTGAAAGTTTTCTTCGTCTATTGCTCCAGTAGCTTTTCCGCCTTGGAATGTTTCTGGGTCTTCTATTCCAGCTTGTTCTCTTTGTTTTTGATTTAATATGTGTACAGGTGCTTCTGTAGGATTTAGAACTAATTCAGCAGCTTTTTTATCTCCTGTTCCGTCTCCTACCCAGAATGCCTTTTCTTTTGTAGCTCCGCCTTCAGCCATCTTAGGAGTCTGAGCAGCAGATACAGAAGCTTTAGAAGCATTGTTAGCAAGATTTCCGGCAGAATTCTGATTAGTGTTTACAGAAGAAGAGGCGGTTGAGTTAACTGTTTTTAGTTGTTGCTCTACCCCTCCCTTGTCAAAAGATTTAAGCTCTTGTTGTATTTTTGGTGTGTTTTCCTTGTTTCCGGAAAACATATCTTTTAATTTGGTGTATAAACTAGCAATTGAGTTTTCTTCTTTGTCTTCTGGTTTTAACATAGAAGACTTTATTTCAGTTACTGTCTCGTTTATACTATTTAGTACTGCAAGTGAATCTCTTGCTATGCCAATTCCCGGAGAATCTTGTGACTCTCCGGGACCTAGGTCTACTGAATTATATCTTTTGTTCATTTTAAGCTATCGAGAACCATTTATAGTTAGCAACTTGTGTTACCCTAGTTGCAGTAGATGCAACTACGACGTTTTGACCACCAGTAGCGTCTATAATACCTGCTTTTCCATATAATGTAGAATTAGCCTCTGAGACTGTAACTAAACTATCATAGAAAGGCAATAATTGAAGTTCTACCGGGACCTTTCTTAATCTGCTATCGAATATAAGTGGGAAAGAGTTGTTAGGAACAATAATAGCGTTTTGTGCAGTTATTGCTTGCATGTGCAGTTGACCTATTGTAGGAAAATCTGCTGCTGTTGTACCTGGAGCGGCAACTAATACTAAGTTACCACCATAGGTAGATCCTAATCTTCCTACGGTTCCCATAGTTCCAAGTGTAGCCCAAGGCCAGTAAGGAACTACAGACCCGTATCTGAAAGCAATTGCTTCCCATCCTATACGACAGTTTCCTCCTCTATATACAATATCTACTATAGATCCGCCCCAAATATCTCCTTCTACTGGTTCTCCTACTACTTGAGTAGTTAGGGTAAAACCTCTATGTGTAGCTCCTATCCAAGTAGGAGTAGAAATATCTGCGGCTGGAATATATGCTCCATCTCCTCTGGCTACTGTATAACCAGAAGGATAGTTTATCAAGCCTGCGGCGGCAACGTTAGGAGGAGTATAAAATCCAAAGTATTGTCCTGCCACGAAAGCGTCAAGCGGGGCTCCCATTATCTTTTCCTTTTAATAATTGTAACATCTCTTCTTCTGTTAAATTAGGGTTTCTAAAATAAGATGTTGGGTCATCGGCGTTAGGCACCCATGCTGCTTTGTATATTTCTGATTGTCTACATTTAGGACAATTAACTACGTCCATACATGTAGTTGTGGCATTGTACGGGGTAGGAATATGTGATCCCCCACAAGCAACCCTAAATTTTCTATTCATGTATCCTACCACATTTCCTGTTTTGTCGCCATACAAAAAATGCATAATTACTGCGGTTCCAACATACGGCGGTCTTGAATCACATTTGGGACAGATTGGAATTGTTCCTTCAAAAACATATCCCAATCTTCCTGTATCTGAACAGTCTGGATTCATGCACTGAAATAAATATTTATTAGACATTTGGTTGTAAAAAATCCTTAACTAAGTTTGGAGGTAAATTATATTTATCCCTGATTGCATCTCCGTCTATTAGACCGTCGAAATTTTCGGGATAAGGTTGATATGTATAGAATTGAACTCTTCTTGCTTCACCAAAAGAAATAGATTGTACCAAAGCTTCTTCTTGTGATTCTCTAGACTGAGCATGAAACCATTCTCCTCCTACTAGACGAGGAGCAGAAGACGACATAAATCTTAATGGTTCTACCCATCTATTTTTTGTAACATCCATTCTAGAGTTTGCTATATGTAATATTTTATAATTCATACCAACAGACTCTACTAAAGTATGTACAAACTCTCCTAAACCTAGAGATTGATCAACTATAACTTTCATACCTAATCTATCGAACGGTGTTTTGGCACATCTGAAGGTTACAGTTACGTTTAAACCGTATATAGCATCTAGTATTTCTAGATTGTTTCCTCTAAATGTACTGGCATGAACAGCTACGAAAATTTCTCCGCAATTTGTAGGCGGTCTACCATCTACAGTTACGTCACAACTATTTTCATCTAATTGTTTATCATCAAAATAGATGTTATCTATTAGAAAATCTTTAGTTGCATGTAATAATTTAGCATATGACATTTAACTTTCCTTTTGTTTTATACAGAGTAATCATACTCACTTGACCAATCTACTGATTGTCTATAGGGAGTTGGACTCTGCTGAGATATACTTCTTTCTACTCTTACACGGAAAGTAGGATATCTTTGATCTATTCTTACGTTACTCCAAGCAGGTGCCTGTGTTGCTCTGATTGGTATTCCAGGTATTTCATAAATACTTCTATGTACAGATTCTAACCACTCAATAGCTTGTTTATATATTGTGGTTATGATACCGGAAGGTATGTTGCCTCTTCTAGCTTCTAGTAGATAACAAGCTATATCTGTTGCTCTGCGATTTATCCATGCACTTGTTACCATATCTTCTGGTCTGTACAGTGAAAAACAATAGAAATTTATAATTTCAGAGGCATCAAATATACAATCTTCTACAACTCCACCTTCCGCAAATATACCTCCAGGACCATAGTCTTGCGTTCTGTCTTTGACGCCAGCTATGGTTAGTCTTCTTTGTATATCTCCCGGATCACAATAGTAATATGTAGGAAACCGTGGAGTTATTGCTGTGTTAGCGGCCGAAGCTTGTGGTTGGTTCATCTTCTTCTACCTTTTGTGGGATTTGTAGTAGGATTACTAGAAGCTTTTACTTCATCAGGAAGAGGAAGTTGGCTATCTTCATGTTCCTCGTCTTGTCCTACTTCTTCATCTGTATATCCCGGTTGTTTCTTGTAATGTGCAACAATCTTCTTTATATTTTCTACACCAAATTTATCTAATGTTCCTGACCCGTGTGCTTTTGTTATCTCAGAAATAATATGATCTTTTACATTTTGAGGAATTCTTTGGTGATATACTGAATGTACTAAACCTACTACTTTATTTGCATTTCCTAAGCTTATTCCCTTTCCGGATAAATAAGCATTTGCTATCACATCTGTAGCTGCTTTAGAAGCTTGTGACGTTACTTGTTGTCTCATGGCAGGGGAGAATCCGCCTCCATAATGTAAGAATGTTTCCATTCTTCTTCTTGAATACTCATTGACAACATCAGATATGGCCTGTCTTGCTTTTAAAGCTCCTCCTATGGTTTTCATTAATGCTGATTTACCTTTACCAAGTATTCCAGTAGTCTTTTCTTTTTTGTCGCCTGGTAAATTTAACTGAGAGTTTTTTTCTTTTATTACTTCCTTATTAGGATTTGTCTGTTTAGCCGGTTGTGCCGGAGGAGGCTTAGGAGTAGAAGTAGGAGATAATACACCTCCTTTTGGAGTAGATCCAGTTGTTACAGGTGGCGTAGGCGTTGCAGATGAGGCAGGTGTTGCAGATGATGCAGCATTTGCAGGTGATTGTCCTACGGACTCTGTAGCTGTATTTGCTTCTTCTGGTACAGCACTATCATCTTCATCTTCTTTAATTCTTTTTGGTCCTTCAGATAAGCGGTACTTTTTACATAAATTTTTATGTATTCCATACAAATTGTTAACGTAACTCACATTATATCCTTTTAAAAGAGTATAAATAAAAAAAGGCAGGTAATACCTGCCCTTTTTTCTTTTTTAGTAGATTACGTTTCCGAAAGCAATTGCCTTTGGAACATATAGTGCAGGTATTGAGTTATCTACCGCAATTAGTTCTATAGAAGCAGGCTTGATGTTAGTAAAGGTCCAGGCGTAGAATCCGAATCTTTCGATTGGAGGTGCCCCGTAGGCATCTACAACTAGCTCAGAACCGATACACATTTCTACCCAATCAGAACCAGGATCAGGAAGGAAGGAAACTTCGCCGTTTGCGGAATCGAAGAATCTCTTATATGTGGTAGATCCACCAACTCCAGCGATATCTAGTCCAGCATCATAGATGTGCCACTTGAGCCAGGGTACAGCTTTAATTACACCAACGAATTCGTTTGAAGGTAGACCGTCTGGGCCTTTTTCTTCAACGCTATCATACTGAGCGAATACTGTGTTAGCAGTTCCACCAATATCATGAATTTGGGTGTTAGAGAGTACATACTGCCAAGTAGTAGAATCAGTCCAGATGTGCCGTAGAGGGCGCCCGGTTAGCTGTTCCATAGCCTGGTTAATCTGTAGTAGGTGGGTAAAGATAGATGTTCCAGCGTTGTCCCAGCGACCATCTATAATGTTACCAGCCCCTGTCATGTTCAACTGGTTTTTGTTACCAGAAGGAACCTGATAGTCTACTGAGAAGTTTCCTGAGCCTGCGTCAACAGGAACCCAATCATCTCCGTCTTGTAGAACATCGAAAGAACCTTTTAACATTCGGCTAACCATAAACTCACGGAAGTTAGCAAACTCTTGGGCTAGTACTTCTTCCTGACGAGTAATATAGTTTAATCCCATCTGGTCTATTTCACCAGCAGGACGCCCTAATGCTCTTAGGTTGTTTAGCTTTTCGTAGTCTAGACGAATTTCTGCGTGTACTCTAGGAAAAGTTCCCGCTACCCTACCTACTCCTTGTGGAGAAGTAGTTGCCGGTCCTGTACCGGGGGCTCGCATTGGAGCTATTTTACGGGTTTTGTCGATAATATCCCAAGAGAATATTCTACGACCTACGGGGTTGTTATTAGGCCCACCTAGTTGCATACCGAAGAAATTCTGTAAACGGCTCTGGGGAACCTTTATACGAGAAATTACTCGGTTAACAACTGATGGACTCAGGATTTCCTGCAAAGTTGCTGCCATTTGTTATTAACTCCTATTAGTTATTATTTATTTTATTAGGCTACGGTGACAGTAGTATCGCCCTGGACTTCTACAATCCACTTTGTTCCTGCGGCATTAGTGTAAACTACTGCAACAGCACCAATCTTCTGGTTTGCTGTACTGAAAGTAGCAGTGGCTGCGGCTGCGTTGTTTTTGCAGACCAAAGTATCAGACCCTGCTTTTGAGATGACCATGTTCTGATCTACAGTATTGACGAACTTAAACCGGACGCCTTTGCAGACGGGGTTTGAGGAACTATCTAGAAGTGCAGGTAAGGTGAAAGTTACTGCTCCAGAAGCTCCTGTAGTCTCAAAGACAGTACCATTATCAGAAGCAACTACTGTATAGTCTGCTGTTTTGGCAAGTCCTTGCTTCCAAGGGAAGGGATTACCAACTAGATCATCATCAAATACTACTCTGCCTTTTAGGTGGGCTCTACCCTGTTGGTCTAGTCCGCTTAAAGTAGAAGCTGATGCAACAGGAGCGTTATATAATAGCTGTCCGCCCTTTACAGGACCACCAACTACGACTACTGCTGTTCTATCTGCGACAGAGCCGGATAAGCCTAGCATTTTTAGGTCAGCAGCGAGTATGCCACCAGCAATTTGTGATCCGTCTGTTGCATCTACATCATAAGGAACCCATTTGCCAGTAGATAGCTGAGCTAGTACTAAACCTGCACGAAGATTTGTAGTGGGGGTATTACCTTTGTCTGTAGAGCTAGATAGAACTACACCACTTCTAAGTAATACTTGTTCGTGCTTGCCCCATAGAAACATTCTCTCTGAAGTTTCTACCGCAGTCTGTAAGCCTGCCAATGCATTAAAATCGAAAAGAGCCATATTTTTCTCCTATTAGTTTAAAGAATTAGAACTGGTAAGAAGTTGTTCTGCCAGTTGCTCTTAGCTGGGAATCAGCTATCTTATTTGCTTCTGCTTCATCGAAATTCTTGAACTCAGAAGGAAGTGCTTCTTCAGCTACCTTACTTAATCTAATTCTCTGATCATTAGACCAGGCAGATCCTTCAGGCATTAGCTTAAAGTTATCAATATGGCTCTGAACCATTGAAGGTTCCTGTTTTCCATTAGAGCTTAGAGATAATCTGTATTGTTTTAGGTCGCCTTTAAGTTTGCTAGCGATTACGGGAGTAATCTTGCCTTGAGATAGAAGTAATTCTATTTCATTGCTCATTCTTGCTCTGTCAGCTTCTTCTAGCTTAGCAGATACCATAGCTAGCTGATCTTCGTAGTTTTTGTTTAAACTCATGCTCATAGAGGGTGGTTGCTCCATTAGGGGTCCTTTATTAGTTTCTTGTCCGGCTGCGTTAGGATCTTCAGGTGGTTTTCCGCCATCCTGATCTGCTCCAGCACCCGCTAAAGCATCTTCCATTCCGCTTAAATCTAATCCCTGGAGAAGGTCTTGATCTCCGCCTGCCATATCCCCTGCTCCACCTTCTTTAGAGTGCTTGAGGGTCGCACAAGCAGCCTTTAGAGCAGGCATAAAATCTTCCTGTGTAGTGTCGTCAGGAATTATAATTCCGACAGATGCCAAAAGGTCGATTAGTTCTGCATCTAAACCGGAAGTTTCATTTTCTCCAGATTCAAAGGCGTGTTCCATTTCTTTGTCCTTCTTAGGTTTCTTGCTTTTCTTAGCTGGCTTAGAAGTTTCTTCTGTTTCATCAACTTCATCTACTTCGTTTTCTAAGCCTTCATTTTCTTTTGCCATTTTAACTTCTCCAGTAATAGAATTACTCAATTTATGCTTCAAACTTAGTCTTGTAGCTCCTAGTGGAGTTATAGACTCGAAATTATCTTGTCCGGGAACTACAGGATGTGTTACGAAAGCCAGATGGGTTATAACGTCTTCCCATACTCTGCCTTTTCCATCTTTCCAAGCTGTTTCTACTTGAGGAGAAACCTCTTGTACTATAGTTCCTACCTTTTCTGCGTCTTCTTCTCTAGGAACGTCTACAATGGCTACTAAAGCTCCTTTGTCGTCCTTCTCGAAGTTTTCTAGAAATCCAGCATTGTATTTAGATTGATTAAATTCAATCTCATCATAATCTGGATTGTTAGCTTTTGTTTGGTGGCCCCACGGGGTAGGAATTTTTAGTCCGGCAGCCTTCATTTTTTTAAAAGAGTTAACCCAATGGGTTATTCTTTCGGGAGTGATGACAATTTCGCCATCGGGAGATTGATAAGTCCCTGGCTCTAAAACTTTCTTTTTAAACTTTGCCATTTAATTTTTTACCTTTGTATATTATGTAAATTTTTCCTGTCAAAGTCAACAGAAAAATTAGGAATTTTTTTGTCTGGTTTTTATTACATTTTGTATGTATACTGTACTATATAACCCGAGGAGATGCAATAAAAAAATGGGAAATTTTTCTGATAAAAAAGTCGAGAAATTGAAAAAAATCAGAGGTTGGTACAAAGAATATAAGAAAGGAAAGCACTGCAAGATATGTCCTGAGAAGGATAGCAGATGTTTAGACTTTCATCACATAGATCCATCTAAGAAAAGAATGTCAATATCTAAGATGGTAAGTTCTGGAAAGAATAAATGTCAAATATTGCGGGAAATTAAGAAATGTGAGGTTCTGTGTTCCAATTGCCATAGAAAGCATCACCATTTAATAAACAAGGTTACTCAGAGTGCCTTGCAGAAATGGCTATATAAAATAAAACAAACCCTGCAATGCAGGGTTTGTGATGAGAGTACACCTTGTTGTTTAGATTTTCACCATCTAAACCCAGAAATTAAGAAATTTGCTATAGGAGATATTTGTAAAATGAAAAATGTGACAAAAGAAGAAATATTGGAAGAGATGGAAAAATGTGAAGTAATGTGTTCAAATTGTCATAGAAAATACCACATCAATTGATGTGGTATTTTTTTTTATCTATACATATCTTTTGGGTTTTTTACATCCCAAAAAAGCCTAGCAGATAAAATATCTATAGAGTGGCAGAATGCTGCTAGCTCATTCATTACTCTCTTGTCTTTTCTATACTCTGTTCCTTCACCGTGTATATACTTTAAAGCATTTTTTTCATCTTCGGTAAACTCAATACCGTATTGTTCTTTAAGAGTAGAATATAAGAATTTATCTTTGTCAAAATCTGTTACGGGAACTGATCCATACTTAAACATTTTTTCTATATCATGGAAATACAGAACTATAACTACGGAATCAAATGAAAAATATTTTACATGTAAGACCGCATGAAGATCATCTGCTAAATATAGACATTGTGTTAAATGATCTCTGTATCCACCTTCCCAACATTGATGATTATGACTAGATCCTTTTGCAGTATTGAACAAGTGCAAATGATCATAATGAAAGTTCTTGACTGCGGAAATCCTAGGATAACTTAGATGTTTAAAGTATGATTCAATTTTAATGGCGATATCTCCTCTATAAGTAAGAATCATCTTACTATCATCTCTTGGTATTTCTACTGATTTATATGAATATTTATGTATAATTTGATCTGTAGTTAAATATTCTCCGGATTGTACATTTTGTAATTTTGCAGTGTAATCATTTGTTATATATTCTTCGGTCCCTATGATTACTTTAAGATTGTGTTTAATACCATTCTTGTATAAATCATCTATAAACTTTGAATAATTCATATTGTTACCACTTCAAAAAGATTTTTATATCTTGAGGAATTAAACTTTTTACTTCCTCTGTAAGATGATAGTTACGTATAGCTTGTCTTATTTTTTCACATGCTTCTGGGTCTGTGAATCTCAAAGAGAATTTAACATATTCATTCTTTTTCTCTTTGCTCTTTTCTATTATTATTCTACTAGCCGCTTTTCCTTTTGCTCCCGGTCTGTTATAAATAAGATTTACATGTACGTCATCTATGCTCATCTTAACAGAGTTGGCAGATAATTGTTTAAGTATGTTTTTTACTTGAATATATATTCCTTTATTTACGTGGTACAGTCTGACTATATACTCTGATACAATATTTCCGCTGAATGTGTATTTTTCTCCGTCTATGTATAGATGAGGAATAGTAACTAATTCCAAGCCTCCTATATCTATCTTTTCTTGATATATTTCTATATTTAATGCTTTTATTTCTTGTATGAAGTCTTGTGTCCTCATCTTCAACCTTTTTTATATATGTTTAGTGGTTTACCTTTTTTATCTAATCCTTCACCTTGATGAAGGAATCCATTTTTTTCATACAATGAGATAGCAGGTATATTATCGGAGTGAGTAGCCACAAAACAAGGAGATATAGCATAAGAAAGGAGCTGCTCAGCAACTCCTTTCCTTCTATACTTCTTATCTACGGCAAGTTCACAGATCATATTAACTTTGTCTAATTTGATCCTGATAAAACCAACGTCTTCTATACCATAGAAGATTCCTTCTTCCCATGCTTTTTCAAAATCCGAGCATAAGAATTTTTCATTGTCTTGGAATATTCGTTTAACCCATTCCTTATCTTTTTCCGTTAGTTTTACCATGATAAACTCGCTTTATGTAACTACTAAATCTTTGTCTTCTAGTGAAAATGTGTTATTTTTTGGCCAGTGTACGTCAAGTATTCCATTTTCTAACTTAATAGTAGGATAACACTTTAGTGCATCTCCTGTTAGAGAATAACGTAGTTGTGTTCTATTTGAAAATGTTGAGAAACTAGGTTTTGTTTTACTTTCTTCTTTTTTCAAAGTAACTTCTAACACCTTATTTTTAATTTTTACACCGATATTCTTTGGAGTACCTCCTGGGACATTTACTAGGAGGTGTTTTCCTGTATCGTCATTTACCTCTTCATATTCAAAATAGCTCATAAAATGAAATCCCTGATTAGAGTAAGGAACACACGGCTCCCAGGTATTAGGTACGATAAAATAGTCTTTGTTAATATAAGGAAGAGATGGTTCCCACGTATCTTCTAGAAGCATATTTAATGTTTTTTTCATGTTTTTATTTCTCCTTAGATTCCTGCTGTTTCTTTACTCTCCTACATTCCATTATAGCTCTCAAATTGTAAATATTTTCTATGGTCTTAAAATATACTAATTCTACTCCGCCCAATAGTTTTCTATTGTACTCTAGAGGTATATCTTTAATCACTTCCTGCCAAACAGATTCAACTTCTAGTTTATGTTCAGTTTGTAAAAGGTCTGCCTTGAGATATACTGCTAAATCTAGTAATTCTTCATATGCTTCTTGTAAAAAATCTCTGTTATCTCCTGCTTTAACATATTGAGAATACTTTTTTAATCCAAATTGCTCTCTTTTTTCCATATCTTCTTGAATTGCTTTTGATAGTTGATCTTCATCTAAGAGCATCATGTCTTTCCTTTATATCTAATAGTTTGTGTCTATTTTCTTCTAGTTCTGCTATTTTTGTTGTTATATTCTGTATTATATTTATTCTATCTGTATCCGGCATATTAGCCACTTGTGTTGAAACTCTTTCTTTTATGTCTAATAACATATCTATTTGAGCTTCTAACTGTTTTATTCTCTCATCTAGAGTGGCACCAGTTTGGGAATTCTTATCCAAAATCTTTAAAGAAAATAATAAATCGTCTTTTATGTCTTGTATATGTACTTGATCTATTTGTGATTTATGTTCTAAATATTCACCAATTGGGTCTAGTAATCTTCTAAAAGAACATATTCTATATACAGCATTGGGATCTGGAATATTATACAAATCAACTGTATCAAGATTAAGATTATCCATACCTACAAAAGAAGTAATATTAGCTATAAAAGCGGGTTCTGGTAACTTAGGGTTACTAAGATATATTAGCTTATGTATACCTTTTGCATCTACAAGCTTTACTTTAGGTAATTCGTCATTTAAATAATCTCCTGCAAAGTCAGCTAAGCCTTGAATAAATGTTTCAAGTTCAAAGTATATAGTAGGAGTTGTATATACTAAATCTACATTGGCTTTAGTTATTTGATTGTGTATTATACACCACCACCAAATACCAGATTTAACTTTTTCAAATATAGATGTGGAAATAGTACTGCCGTCTAAAAATTCTTTAAACGGCGTTGTTGTTGATGTGTCAGAAATAGGACTAGCAGGAGATATAATATCTACTGGAGAAATTGAAGGTAAGAAAGGCATTTCGGTCATGTTATTTACCTACCATAAAATTCAAGTCGTGATCTACTAACCATCTATTCATAGAGTCAATCGACCTAAACATGCCTTCACCTTTTAAATCTGATCTAAGTATCATACCACAGTAGTAGTATTTTCCGTTTACTTTAGTAAATACTCCTCCTCCAGAACACCCAGATCTTATTTCACATGTAGTTAGAAAGAATTTTTCGGGCCACTTATCATTTAAAGAAATTCTTTGTTTAACTACAGAACCTTCATATACGGCTCCCGCAAATAAACCATAGCTATTTCCTACACAAACTACTTTATCCATAGGTTTAAGATTTACTTGCTTTATATTAGCATATCCAAATACATTAGTATTATCTAAAACCTCAAAAACTGCTATATCAACACCTTTTTTGTGTGAGTCTTCAGAGTAGGAAGCGGCAATTAACTTAACAGGTATATCTAAACTAGATTGTAGCTCTCCGTCTTCTCCAAAAATTAAAGATCTTACAGAAAGTTTCTCTAAGTTAGGAAGGTCTTCTAGTCCGTGACCACAGGTTAATATATAATAGGTTCCCATGTTTTTAATTATAGTACCTGAGAAATAACCTGGATCTTCTTCATTCTCATTTACTATAAATAGTACATTACTATTAAAAACATGCTTTTGAAAATCAGAAGATTGAAAATCTTTCTCAGGCTTATTTTTAAGAATAGCTACGGTAAACAAAGCACAGACAAGTATCCATACGGATACTTTATAATATACGTATTTGTTCATCATATTACCATTGTTGCTTTTTTGTTGATCTCATATTTATATGTTCCATCCAAAGAGAAATCATCTGCCTTAAATTTTAATGTAGAAGGAGAATATATTAGTTTAGGTCGTATATCAATTTTTTGGTTGTATATTTCCTTAGCTAGACTTATGTGTTGTTCGTATATATGTACGTCTCCACCTATCCACACTAAACTTCCTGGTTCTCTACCTGTAAGGTGACATACCCATAACATAAAAGCCCAATACTGTACCCAATTATGAGGTACTCCGCATATAACATCTGCGGATCTTTGGTAAGTTTTTATGGTTAAAGTATTATCATTACTTACCAAAGCTTGTATTACTGTACCGTGACAGTTTGTAATTGGACATTTATCATTATTCATGTCTGCTGTGTTCCATGTAGTAATAACATTTCGTCTACTATATGGATTATACTTTATACCTTGTATAAAGATTTCTATAGAATCTACTGTTTGTCCGTGTCCCGCAAAATCTCTGAATTGACAAGAATAGTTACCATATACTTTGTCTTCTCTAGCCCAGGGTTTCCACCATTCCGTTACAGATGGATGTAGATTTTTTATGTCATTAGATCCCGACATAAACCACTCCCATTCCCTGAGAGCTAATTTCCAACAAGTTTTTCTTAATCCTATCAATGGTGTAGTTGAAAACTTAATGCATGTTTCTTCGTCTGATCTATAACAGAGAGAATTCCTCGCTTGGATCTTCTCTCCGTTTAGACAAGACTTTATCAACTTCTTATACTCAATTTCTTGTTTCATTTTTGTCTTTTAGGAGAACTCTCTGGTTTACTAGCTACTCTTTTTAACTGATCTTCTACTATTTGGTTTACTTTTTCTGGGTTTACAACTACGGGTTTTGGTGCCCGAGGATCTTTAAATATACTTTCTTCTTTATTTTTTGCCACAGCAACCTCCTACAGGACATTCACAAGACTTGCATTCGCAACAACACTTAGCTAGTACGTCCTTTACTACAGGACAAACTTTAGTAGATACTACTCCAGCTACGAAAGATAAAGCTACTGCGAATACTACTGTGAATACTGCTGATACAAAACAAGCTACTACTTTCATCTTAAATCTCCTTTTAGGTTTGTGTTTCTCATATTTATTATAGTATTGTGGTCTATTTTTTAAAAACTAAATCCGTGGTTTTTTCTCATTCCACTCGGTAAGCCCTGTTCTAAACTATAAGGCATAAAATCACTGTTATCGAACATATCTACTTTTGTAAGTTCATTGCACAAATAAGATAAAATATCTACTATTTCATCTGATTTGCCTTTAGGAAAGGTTAGCAGTTCTAATTCAATATCTTCTAGGTAACTTGCATGTTTAGGGAAATATATTTTTCCATTTTCCATGCGAATTACTGCTCCCATTGGTAGATTTGCTCTATTTTGTTTTCCTTTACCTTCTGGTTCTAGTGCTTTAACAGGTAAGTTTTTTAACCTAGCTTCTGTTATTAACTGAATGGCTATACCCATATTTTCTATACCTATAAACTGTGGTCTGTAATAACTATTTAAGTATATAAGTTTATTTAGTATATCTGCATAACCTATTCTATCTCTTACTAGGTGAGTTAAAAGAATATCTCCATCTGGAGTTATTGCCCATACACCTATTGCAGTATAGTCTGATGTATTAGTTACTTTATTTGCAGTGTCTACTGTTATTATTTTTTTACATTTATTATCTTCTACATACTTTCTTTCGCCATTTGGCAATTCTAATATATAATAATCGCCTTGTTGCGTAAAATATCTAAAAGAAGATTTCTTAAATATACCTCCGCCTTCCGGAGCAGGTTCTTGCTGATATAAAGCTGACCAGTAATAAGAAGATATAGCACCTGAATTTTTTATGCTATTTAGCTTTTCTATTGGCCACATTTCTGGCCAAAGTGCTTCTCCTCTTTTTCTACCTAAAGCTAAAGGAGGTTCTGGTTCATCTTCTGTCGCTATTGCAGATAGCTTAATATATTTCCACTCTTCGCCTTGTTCTTGCTGGACTTTATCAAGCAATCTACCTATCAAATCATCACAATTGTGTACTAAACAACCTTCTGCTACGAAATCCGAAGACTCCGTTTTTATATCATATACAGGACCTTCGTAAGAAAAACACTTTATATTCTTAATTTTAAAATAACATCCCGTATCTAATACTTGTATTGATTTGAAGTTTATTGGGTTTGCTACTTTGCATATCTTATCGCATACTGTTCGTATTTCCCACGCTTTACCTATTTTTTTATTTTTTCTAGTGTACATAATAGAACTTGGACTATCAATAATTAATAAACACTGGCGTATTCCTTGTAATAGACTTAGTGAAGAGGAGGATATTCTCAAATACCTATCATGTAAACATCCATCTCCTGTATATATACCTTTTAAAAATTGTATTAAACATTCTTCATTTAGACTATATACAAATTCTGGTATTATTTTATTTAAAGCCCCTCTACCAAATTTTTCTACTAATCTGGCAAATTTATAATCTGTACATTTTGCTTGTAAAGAATTTTTCAGTATACGATAATTTAGATTTATATTATATTTGTTTAATGTTTTTTTTACAAAGAGTATTATGTCCTCTTCTTTTTTGTGTAAAGAATATCTTACAGAATTATGGCTGCTTGTTTTTCTTCCATATGTTAGACTTCCTTCTGCAACCCATAAACCTATACAATACCAAAAATCCGGATCTTGTAAAGCTTGTTTATCAAAATCTATAAAATCTAGATTATTATATTTTTTAACGGGCTTAGGACAAAAGACTTTGTCATTTATAGTTATGTCTTTAGCTTTTTTCCATCCGTTATTTGTATATATTTGATGATCTTCAGTAACATTCAATTCATCTGGATTAGCAAATAATTTAAATGCGTAACAAGTATTTTTTACTTCCTTATTAGCTATTCCTGTTACCTTTGAATATCCTTTTGTACCGTATACTTCTTGTTGTTCTATGATATCTTCTATGTTTATATATCCTTTAGAAGATAATACTTTGGTTCCTGGGAGTAAGCAGTGCCAGCGAGTCATAACAATGATTACAGATCCTCCAGGCATTAAACGAGTATACGCAGTTGCTCCGAACCAATTAAAAATCTTATTACGCATAACAAGAGATTCTGCTTCTTGATCGTTCTTAATAGGATCGTCAATTATAAGGCAGTTATGCGCAAGTATTCCATTTGCAAAGAAATTACTATTTCCTTCCACCTGGATATCATAGACAGGGACCGATTCCTCGCTATTTTTTGTAATTCTAGTGATTGTTTCTCTTTTGAGTTGTGATGTATTTGATGACAACTTATACATATACTTAAAAGATTCTCTGGAATGTTGTTTTCTTTGTTCTCGTCCAGATGATGTATACAAAGATTCGAGCGAAATGTTTGCTTCCCTGCTCGACCTTTCAGAGACATAAATACTTCCTGGTTGTGACATACTGCACATTTGTGATTGTCTCTCTCCAATATAAGAGGACGCATTCTTTTGAACCACCAGTTGTAAACATCCGGAGTTTTTCCCGATTTTCTCTCCCACGACACTCTTTTTATACATTCTTGAGAGCAATACTTGTTGTTTCTCTTTCCTGGCATAGGAATTTGACAATTCTCGCACTTTTTTGCATTCTTGAAAGAATGATGCCTTCTTGAACAATACAGGGAACAATAAAATACCGCTTGTGGTCTTCGTCTTAACTGTTTCTCGTATTCGCATAAAGGTTTTGCAAATACTTCGGAACATAGTTCGCATTCTAGATACATTATTGTTTTTCTTATTTTTGCATAGCACTCTCTGCAAATAGTTCCCCTGCCAGTTTTCTCTTTGTGACAATTGGCACACGTTTTGTTTTTTCGAGATCTTTTCGGACAAGGTGTCACCAATTCTAAGTAAGTTCGCCGGTTGGTATCCTCGTTCTTGAGTGAAGAAACGATGTTTCCCGGTAGACCTGATTGTACTTCCACTACTTGTTTCGATTGTATATATGTCATTTGACTTAGTTTTCCTTGTAGCTAATATTTTTTTATATTCTAATTTATTTGTATCATGATTATAACTTAATACTAAGGGCTTATTTTCCATCTCTACTAAATTTTCTATATTGATTGGGCCAATGTTTGTAGAAATTGGAAACCCTTCGCAAATGCAGTCTGCCCCCTTACCTGTTAAAGGTCCTCCTACGCCTGCACATTGCATAATACCTAATCTATCTTCTATTCTCCATCTAGATGCTG